CCAACCAAAGGAGCAAGTAAATGATAAATGAAGAGTGCTGCTGCGTGAGGGCAGCAACGATCGACTCGGCCTGGCGGGAGGTAATGTGGCTGTGTGTCAAGAACGGCTATGATTTCCTGGTAAAGGGTGGGTCCTATGTCGGTCAGATCCGCAAGCAGCTGGAGGGGGTAAAGATCGTCATTGACCAGCCGGGGACCCGCCCGCTTGCACCAATTCTGCCGCCTGGGGTACCGCCACCCACAAGCGACGAGAAGATCGAGGCCTACTTCCTGCGCTACATCGTTGGATCGGAAAAGAGCGACAACGAGGTCTACACTTACGGCGAATTCATTTCCAAGCAGTTGGTCAGAATTGTGGAGTTGCTTGTATCGTCGAACGGCAATACCAACCAAGCGACGATCTGCATCGGTAACATTGAGACCACCTTTCTTGATGATCCTCCTTGTCTCCGATCGATATCATTCAAGGTGGTGAAAGGGCGGTTGAATATGACCGTGTATTTCCGGTCCTGGGATCTGTACGCCGGCTTGCCTGAGAACCTCGGCGGCCTACAGAGATTGAAGGAGACCGTTCTCGAGTACCTGCAAGCCGCCGAGATGCAAGTCGAGGACGGCAAGCTCATCGCGTTCTCGGATGGGCTCCACTTGTACGATCAGTATTTCCAGATCGTCGACACCTTGAACGTGGACAAGGTCCAGGTCGGTGCCCAAGCGTTGAGGGATAAAGCAATGTGGTTGACTGAGAAGGGCATTTAACAACACACTTTAAAGGAGCACTACCATGAAGTTCACTGAAGCAGAAATAAAAGAGCTGTTTGCCAAGCACACCACCTTGAAGGTTACTTTTGAGAAGAAAGACAAGTCCTTGCGGGAAATGGTCTGTACCAGGGACTTAGGGCTTGTCCCGGACGAACACCACCCCAAGAGCGACAAAGTCAAAGTCACCCCGCCGGGGCTTCTGAATGTTTACGAGATCGGCGTCGGCTGGCGGTCGTTTCATTGTGAGTCCGTCCAGGAGGTGGAGGCGGTATGTGGCGATACCGTGTGAAGCTGGCAGCTTGGTGGGCCGGTCCGCATATAGCCGTCTTGGGTTTTCTCTTGTCGAGCTTGGCGGGAATGCTGACCACATACCAAATGATTCTCTGTCAGCTCGGTACGGTGCTCTGTGCGCTGGTGGTCCTACGTATCTGGGGAAAACCGAAACGGCCGGAAACAGTGTGGTGGGTAACAAGTCAGGGCACTTTCAGCTCAGTAACACTTAGCTCGGTGGGGTTCGACGACAAGGAAGAAGCCGAAGCGTATAAAACCAAGATGGCAGCCAGGGCGCCATATCTGCAGTTCTACCTAAAGGAGGAGATCAAGCAGTGAGTAAATGCACCAACCAACAGCTCACAGTGCTCGCGGCCGTTTCCGGGTGTTTGGCAGTGATGTCGATACCCGGAGCGGTGTCGCGGGTTGATTGGAGAAAATTTATCGAGGACACCAAGGAGGTCGTGGACGACACCATCGCCGTATGGGAGGCCACGGGCGACGACATCAATAATTTCAAACGCCATATCCAGCCGGCGATTTTGAAATGGCACGACTTTTTAGAGGGCCAGCAGCGGATACGGTTGACACCTGTCAACTTGGCATGCATGTGTGCCAGAGTAGTTCAAGATCAATTGGACCGGGGATCCGACCGCCGCAAGAAATACCTGCTGGAGGAAATTGCCAAACGGATTGAAACGATCCACAACTACTTCGACCCTGAGGGCAGAAACTTTGTCGCTTACGACGAGTCAGGGGTGTTGATGGATTTTCTTTATGAACTTATTGGGTGGGAATTCGATTGGAGGAAATGACCGTGGGCAAATTTATTAACCTAATCGGGGAGCAATACGGGAAACTAACTGTGTTAAGTCAGCTACCTAACAAAGGTAAACACACCATATGGTCTTGTAAGTGCTCCTGCGGCAATGTAGCTGCCGTGGCATCTACCCACTTAAGATCAGGTCACACACAGTCTTGTGGCTGCCACCGTGAGGAAGTGCGGGTATCAAGTAACACAACCCACGGAGTGTCAGACTCCCCAATATACCCTATTTGGTTGTTAATACTAAGACGGTGCTATTCTGAGAAAGATAGGCTGTACGCCCGATATGGTGGCAGAGGCATTAAGGTTTGGGATAAGTGGCTGGATAATCCTGCTGAGTTTGTCTCTTGGTGTCAGAATAACGGGTGGGTGAAAGGACTGGACATTGATCGAGAAGATAACAACGGGGACTACACACCAGATAACTGTAGGTTTGTGACCAGGTTGGTGAATAACCATAACAGAGAGTATGGCAGTAAAACTAGAAACTCTAAAACTGGGATTGCCGGCGTATCGCCCAGTGGTACTGGATTCCGAGCTTACATCGGCTCCAGAGTTTTTAGTGGAGCCCCGGAAGGTGCACCGGGTAGGCAGATAAATTTAGGTGTTTTTAGCACTGTAGAAGCTGCACTTAAAAGTCGAAACAATTTTATTACAGAGCATAGTTTGCCTAATAGAATTCAGGAGGTAATATGATAAAGGCAATCAACGACATACATCTTGATGTCAATCGAGTAGGCGGCACGACGGAGACATCGAGGGAGGCCTTGCAGCTCTACGCTGTCAATCAGTTCAAGAACCTCCTTGCCCGCAGCAAGGACGCGGACCACCTGCTCATCCTCGGGGACCTTTTCAACAAGGCCAAGGTAGAAGAGTGGGTGTTTCTTGAGGTGTACAAGGCCCTGGTGAGTTTTATGGCCGACGCTCCAAATTGCGTCCTGATCCTGGTTAGAGGCAACCATGATTCACGTAGTAAGGACAGGCAGAACCTCTGCTCCCTTGAGCTACTCGCCAACATCAGCCAGGGCAACGTCGTGTTCGTCTTCGACGCCCCCTACCTGTTCGAGGACGACGGCAAGGTCCACTACGTAATCCCGCATATGTTCAACCAGGAGCAGTTCGACGCAGCCGTAAGCGCGGTCACGGACGAGGTCGACTTCCTGTACCTACATAGCAATGTTGATAATCCTTTTGCGGTAGGGGATCACAGTATCAATATCTCGAAGGACCAGGTCAAGACCTTGCACGACAAGGGCGTCACGGTCATCTGCGGCCATGAGCACCAGCGCCGCCGACCGTTCCCGAACGTGCATGTGATTGGTAATCAGTTCCCGACAAGTATCTCAGACTGCAAAGGCAACGACGAGAAGTTCCTGTTGAGAATTGAGAACGGGCAGATCGTTAAAGAGCGGACTTGGACCGCCGCCGGCAACTATTACGACGTGCCAGTAGAACTGTTGGACACCGTCCCGGACACAGCCCAGTTCGTCCGGGTCCACGGCGAGGTCGCAAAAGCGGACTTTGCCAAGGTCATTCAGGAGGTCGACAAGTTCCGCCGGAAGTCGTCGGCGTTTGTCGTCAGCAACGCCGTCTCGGTCGTGGTCGAGGGCAAAGTCCTGCAGGCGGAGGAGGTCACCAACATCAATGTGGTTGAGTTGCTGATCCAGGCCGTACCGGAGAAGTACCGGGAAAAGGTAGCGGCGTGTAGGGCATAACAAATTAAAGGAGCAAACAGATGCCAACAATAGACAGCATTACCCTGACAAATTTTGGGATTCACAGAAAACGATTTTTCCAATTCGGCCCCGGATTTAACGTCATCCGCGGCGCCAACGAGGCTGGCAAGACCACCATCCTGGAAGCGATCGCCATTGCCTTCTTTGGCAGCAGCGCCCTCCGGGGCGGCTGGGAGGATGTGGTCACGGAAGGCGAGAAGGTCGGCAGCCTGGCCATCAACCTGCGCTATGGCCAGTACACTGTTCATCGATCCAAGGCATCTGCTTCCGTTGTCAGCGACGACGGCAAGGTCGAGGTCTCTGGCCACGGCGACGTCACGGACTTTTTCCTGCGCCACTTCGGCATCGAGAAGGGCACAGAGCGAAACGTCATGATTGCCCAGCAGGGCAAGATCCAGGGGATACTGGAGTCCGGCAACGCGGACGCTACCAAGTTCATTGAGAACCTCGCCAACTTTGACCAGATCGATCAGCTGGTCGAGCGGATGAAGGCCAAGTACCCAGTCATTGACCAACAGGCCCTGAATCAACAGATTGCAGCCCTCGAGGAAAAATTGACTGCGAAGGAAGCGGAAGAGCTGCCGGATCTGGCTGCTGACCAGAAAAGCCTGAAAGAGTGGGAGGTAAGAGTCGACGCCGCAAAGAACAAAGTCGCTGCTGCGGTCGACGTCCTGGCTCAGCAGAACACAGAGCTGGAAACTCTGCGGAGCCAAAAGCGGGAGTTCGACAGCGCGGTCAAGGCCGTAGCCGACCAGGAGCAAGCCGTAAGTGATTTGCAGGGTAGCCAGAAGAAGATAGCCGATCAGGTCAAAATTCTGGAGACGGAGATTAATTGCTCCAAGAGTCGGCTGGATGGCGCCCGGGCGTTCCTTGCCGATCTGGAGAAAAAGCAGACAGCCTACCACGATTACCGGCGGGTTGTCGACTTCGTCGGCTGCGACGATACGTGGGGCGAAAGCCTGGAGGACCTCCACAAAGAACTGGAGGGTACAAGGAAAGCGGCAGTAGTGCTGCAGGCGGAACTAAAGGCCAGTGAGAAGAAGGTAGCTACGCTCGAGGCCTCACCAATAATAGACAAGCAAGTGGAGGCTCTACAGGCAAAGGTCGCGGACATCTCCAAACAGAAGGCAGTGCTGAAAGCGATGACCGGAGACTCCGAGGAGGTGGCCAAGCTCAAACAAGAGATCGCTGACGTGGGTACTCAGGCGGCTGTGGCCTTATCCAAACAGATACTGGAAGAAATTTGCCCAACTTGTGGTACAGACCTCCATGAAAAAGCTGAGGCTGTCAATGACGCTATCAACGACGAGTTGGTGGCTCTTAATGACGCCAAGCAAGGGCTAGAGGCTGAATTAGAGGCTGCTTATCAAGCGCAGCGTGATGCCCGTGCGCAGCAGGAAAAGGATCTGGAGAAGGAATTCGACCGCACCCTTAAGAAGACTGAGGAGTTGATCGTTATCCTAGAGCAGGCTCGGGCGAAGGAACTTGAACAGATCAACGAGAGTATTAGTAAATTGAAGGAAGCTCTTACTGAAACAGAAGAGACGGTCAGGATACTGGAGGGCATCATCACGGTCCAGGACAAGGTCGTCGCCCTGTTGGAGACTGTTACAGCTACTTCTCTATGGGTGAATAAGGACGTCTACCCCTGGAGCATATCTTGGGGCGCAGACGCTCCGGAGAAAACCAACCAGCAGCAGATCGACAAGGCCAACAACGACGTGGTCTACTGCACGGGCTTGGCCACCCAGTTGGAGGGGAAGGCCAAGGAGTTTCATAAATGCTGCGCGGAGTTGTCTGCGGCCGAGGTCAAGCTCACGGGCTTGCGGTCCCAGTCGGCCAAGCTCAAGGACCCATCCGAGCAAATTGAGGTGCTTGTAGTTTCAATATCCACTGGCAAGGTACAGTTGGTGGAGCTACAGACAAAGCTCAACGCCCAGATCGAGGGCGCCAACGCGGCCCGAACCAAACTCGCCCTCGACCAGCAGACCGTCAATAAACACGGCGAGGATGTGGCCACAATCAAGGGCGACATCCAGGGCGTCAGAAACCAGATACTGAAGTCCGCGGAGAACAACGCGCTGCACCGGGCGGTCGCGGAGGCCCGCACGACCGTAATCGAAGGCGTCTGGAACACGCTCTTGACCGCAGCCAACGAGTGCTTCTCTTCTATTCGCGGCACCGTTTCCGACATCACCCGGGAGGGCAAGGTCTTTAAAGTCAACGGCATTAAAACCGTCAGGCTGTCAGGGTCGACGTTGGATTCCCTCGGGCTGGCGATGCGGGCGGCGATCAGGGCAGTGTTCTGTCCGGCCACGGATTTTGTTTTGTTAGATGAAATTGCAGCAGGGATGGACGTTGAGAGAACCGCAGCGGCCATGGCCCAGGTAGCGTCCCTTGGAATTCCTCAAGTAATTCTGGTCACTCACGAAGAGGTCAGCGACGGATTGGCAAATAATATTATTGAAGTATAGTTGACACGTACACCCGTAAGGAGTATAAATAGTTTATGAAGAAGATAAATTCGTACTTTACAGAAAAACAGATAGAAGCTCTTCGAAAGCTATCTGCGGATACTGGCCTGACCGTAGCTGAGCTACTGAGAAGGGCCATAGACCATTATTTGGGGAAGGACAGTGGGATACAAAAAACCAATACACGGGATGTACTACCACCACCTATATAAGACTTGGTGGTGTATGGTTAACAGGTGCAGAAACCCTAAATATAAGGAATATCACTTATACGGTGGTAGAGGTATAAAGGTTTGTGATGATTGGGTGAACTCGCCTTTACTTTTTATAAAATGGGCTGAGCTAAATGGAGCTGAGCCTGGGTTGCAGTTAGATAGGAAAGAGAACAACGGGGACTACGAGCCAGGTAACTGCCACTTCACCACCCCGTCTCAGAACGCTATAAATAGAAGGAAGAAATCAAATAACAGTTCGGGCTACACTGGTGTCCATTATATGATGAGTGCTAGTTTATACATAGCGAGAATAAGTGATAAAAGTATATCTAATAAGCGGATTCTAATAGCCTGCTGCACGACATTACATGAAGCGGTTGCTGCTAGGAATAAATTCATAATTGATAATAAACTAAAACACCCAATACAGGAGATTAAATGAAAAGCATTTTGGAGAAACGAGACAGAGTAGCGGCAGTGAATAAAGAGGTCAAAAGAACCCTAATCAAGGAATATATGAAAGACCCGGACTTCAATCGATTCATGCATTATTGTCTCGATGATTCTTTGACTTTCAATGTAGCCAGAGTAGCTGTAACTTCTCCTGTTGGCGGCGATTTCTATAAACTGCTGGACGAGCTTAACACTCAAAGGGCTGCCAGTAAAGAGCAGAAAGAACTATTGGCCGGTCTTGGCAGTCAATCACCCGAACATCTTGCTGTGCTCAATTGCATCCTTAGGAAGAACCCCGATTGCGGCTTTTCGGCGAAGTCTATGCATGCTATACTCCCCGGGGAGATCCCGTATTTTGGTTATCAACGGTGCAGCACGGACGCCGAACTCGACCGCATCTTCGGCGACCTTGTCGACGGCGAATTCGCCCACTCGGACCTAAAGGAAAACGGCCTCTTCATCAGGATCAAGATCCCGGCCGGCGGCAAGCCAATATTTGAATCCCGCAACGGCAAGGTCTTTGACTTCGACGGCTACTTCGACGAAAACTTCCTCGCCCTCGACCCGGGCGTCGTTAACGTCGGCGGCGTGGACGAGGACACGTTCGCATCCGGCATCGTGTTCGAGGGCGAGGGGCTGGTTCTTTCCGGGGATGAAAGCTTCCCTTGGCTACCACGGACGCTCGGCAACGCCACGATCAACAAATTCCAGGGCGGTTACGGCAGCCAGGAGGAACTGAGCAGGATCAGTTTTTCCCTCTGGACCTGCCTACCCTACGACCATTATTTCGACGGCTACAGCCCGCTCACGGTCCGACAACGGCGAGAGTGTGTCGCCCAAGTTATCGACGCCGCCACAATCGATTACGACATCATTCACCAGACAGAGACCCGGCGGGTGCGAACAAAAGAGGAAGCTTGGGACCACTATTATGAGGTCCGGGCCCGGCCGGTGCCGGAAGGCGAGGAACCTTACGAGGGCACTATCGTCAAGCACCCGAATGAGGTCTGGAAAGACGGCACCAGCCTGTTCCAGTCTAAGCTCAAGGCTGTTAAGGAGTGCGAGGTCGAGATCTGCGGCTGGGAGAAGGGCAAGGCCGGCGGCAAACACGAGCACAGATTGGGCTCATTCCACATCAGAAGCTCCTGCGGCGGACTGGTAGGCAAATGCTCAGGCATGACCGACGCGATGCGTGACGAGGACCCTGAGACATTTGTCGGCAAGATCTGCACGGTCAGGTTCAATGCCGTATCTAAATCCAAAGATACAGATAAGCCCAGGTCATTCGACCATGCTCGTTTCGTCGAAATCCGCGGAGACAAGAACGTGGCCGACAACCTTGAATATATCCTGAAAGTGAAGTCGAAAAAGAGGTAGGTATGAGCGGCAGCACTGAATGCCAGTGCCCGTACTGCGGAGGGGTTGCCTTGTGCAGCCCTTCCAAGGGCATCTGGTGCGACAAATGTAAAAACGGCTTCTGGGAGCAGGAGCGAAACGTTATTCAAAGATGGGAGAGAACAAATGGAAACAGTACCTTGGCAGAAAATACTGGACAAGTGGAACGCCTACCAGCTGGCCGCAAACAAGACCGCAGTTTACCCTAAAGAGTCCTTGGTCTACCCGGTCCTTGGTCTGGTCGGGGAGGCTGGGGAGTTTACTGAGGCGCTGGTCGGCGGCGACCCAGAAAAAGTAACCAAAGAGGCTGGCGACGTTTTGTGGTATTGCGCAGCGATCTGCACCAGTCGAGGTATAAGACTTTCTGAGTGCTACCCAATGGTTTATAAGGATGCAGATTTCAGTGGGTACACTATTCTTATTGTTGCTGCGAGATTGGCTGAGCAGTATAAGAAAGCAATTAGATCTGGATTCCAGGCCCCTGTAACTGGAGTAATTACCAAAGCTTTGATGCAACTTACAATTGTGCTTGAGCAGACAATTGCACCTATCGGATTACCAACCATCCCAGAGATAATGGAGATCAATATTGAAAAACTTGCGGCCAGAGCAGTAGCGGGGACGTTGAAAGAAAGAGGTAATCGCCCACCTAATCCTCCATACATTGACCCGAAGCACGGACAACAGAGAGGGTAGCGACTCACCAATGAGACACAACCTTGGTTGTGTCTCATATTTATAAGGAGATGAGATGCAAAGAAAGCCACGAGTACGCTTTTGCTGGGAGTGTGGCCGGCAGCTCTGGGGGCAACCACCACGTCGAGGTTGAGGTCGACGGCCACAACAGAATCCTGCACAAGGACTGCTATCAAAAACTATTTCCAGAGGAGGCGAAACGTGCCAAGAAAAGTAACAATGGAGGACTTCATCATCCCTGAATTTCGCGGAAAGGATCCTGAAGACTATGAGTTTCGTAGGGATGGTACTATTGTCCGCAAAGATAGATGGGAAAAGGGTATAATGGAAATAGCTTTCAGACTCACTAACTCAGGACGGGTTGAGTTTGAAATTGACAACCTAGTCAAGACTGTCGAGTGGCTGCTTGACCAGATACCTGATCGGCAGATCCCAGACGAAGAGGAGGAGTGAACCATGTTTGGAGAATACTAGTACAGCCGACCTAACTCCACTTTGGCTAGACCGTAGGTACTTTTACTTTAGATCCTGAAGACTATGAGGAGGATTCGGCCGGCAACAGAAGTCACCTCACCTCACCTCACCTCACCTCACCCCATAACCTCAAAACGAATAGCGTGCCGCTCGCACGCCTCTTTGGCCTTGCACAGCCCGGTCCAGATCTCTGCAAACTCGGGATCGTCCTTAATGACCATCGCGACCTTGCCCCAGACGCCAAACAAGGGATATGCCGCAACGCAAGGTTCGGTACATCCTCGACCGCACTTTAGTGGATCAGCAGCTACTCTATGCATCGTCGCCCCTCTATGTAGACAGCACTCTCTGGACAGAACTGGATAACAAGGCCTATCCTGTAACCAAGCTCAGCATCCTTCAGTGCCCAGACCGATAACGGCAGGTTGCCGTCGTATTTCGATCGGAAACCTTTCAGCAGGATTTCGCACATTCCACAATCTTGGCACTCTTGTTTGTCGGTGGTTAGGAAGTGCATAATCAGTCCGTATCGTCGGCGCCGTAACGCAAGTTCTGGGCAATCCGCTTCACCCATCCCCGGGCGTTCGGCAGAAAGTTCTTGCAGTCGGCCATGAAATCTAGGCGCTCGGCCAGGATCAACATCACCAGATCAGAGTCGGAAGTGTCATCGATCTTTGCTCGAGTAATGGGTCCGACAATGCCGTCATCTTTCAGCCCAAGCGCCTGCTGTAGCTGCTTGATCGCTGTCTTCGGCCCGGAGTTCACCCCGAAGTCGAAGAGCTGGAAGGCAAGCCCGCGAGGAAATCTGTCGAGGTTCATCGGAATAATGTAATCGGCAATGTAGATCGCGCCGGCCTGGTCAATTGTGAGATTTTTGATATTGAGATGGGGGTATGATCGCTGGCTGACACCCCACTTGGTTGGTCCGCCGACCGGATCGTCCCAGTATCCGCCTTCATGGCCCAGGCATCGACGCAGCAATTCTCGAACCTTATCGGATGTCATTGATTTCTCCCCTCAAGGTGTTCAATTCTTTTGGCATTACTCTCTACGTCCTTTGATGTCTGCCTGATTGATAATTCAAAAGTGTTTTTCAACACTTCTGTGCTTGTGGTCATTCGGTTCACACTGGCAGTGACGCTGGCAGACGAGGCTTTTATTTCCGCCACGCTTTCCCTAATTTCTGACTTAAACAGTGCGAGCAGTGTGAAAAGAGCACCGAGAGTTATAGCCACAACCAACACCATTACTGCAATAGCACCGACAACTTTGTTTTTGAAACTGAGTAACGGCGGGATCTCTCTGAGCAATTTTTCACTTGCCTCCGTATCTGCTTTGTGCTTTTCTTCAAGTCTGATAAAGTTTGGACAGTCGTTACATGCTCTCCTGTCAGTCTCGCCGTGTCTGCGGTCATCGGTCATTTATCTCATCCTTTAGAAAATACTTTCTCAATAAGAGGCTGAAGATTAAGGACCGCACGCTCACCAAAAAGAAAACCAAGCACAAGCACATTGATTATGATCATAGCCAGACCTTGCTCTTGGCTAAACTCGTTACTTGAAAAGATCCACTTATAGTCGAGCCACAATGTAGCAAAACCCCAAGCCGGACGTTGTACCCCACGTAAAAAAACAATAGGACGGCCAATCCAGCCAAGAGCATTCAAGTCAGAAGCAGTACCCTCTTGCTCGGCAATTCGCTTGTCAATTTGCGCAGCTGCTTCGGATAACATTTTGTCAGTCTCTAACTGTTTTGCTGCAAGAAGTTCTGTCATTTTCAGATTAACTTCTGCTTTTTGCAAAGGAGTCAGATCAGGGGGGAGGTAAGACAACACTGTTTCTTTTATCTCTTTGAACAGTCCGCCGCCTACAAAGTTAGCTACTGCCGAAAGTATTTTTCCTGCGCTCATCAACATCCTCCTTTATATCCACCAAATCCCCATGCACACCACCAGCAGCACGAGGGCTATGCCGAGATCTATGAGGGTGCGTTGGGTTTGTTGTTCTTGGTCTTTTGAGTTCATATTTTGGTTAATTGTAGTTTTTTATCAATCAAATATTTTTAAACATCTCAGTTCCCCAGAACAACCGTTTGGTGAGCAGCGGACGAGTCTTGAACCATTGAGAAGCAGCCAGCCTACCGGTAAGGCTGAACCGATCAGCTACCCACTTCTCTAATCGTTGAAGATCATAAACACCAGGGTCCGCAGTGCAGAAGAATGCCATCGCCACAACCCCTGTGAAGTTCCTGGTGTTTTTGTAATGACATCCGAGGTTCATCCGGTTAAAGGTCTCTGGCTCATTATAAGCCCCACCGTTTGATATTACACCGTTCTTCATGAATGTGGAACCATTGGCACCACCACCACGGGAACTTACAAAATGCCACTGGCTATCGTTGAGATCCCCGGCTACACTGCCCAGGGAGACGCTCTCACCTGAGTAGGTTGAGGTGAATCCACCGCCAGTTTCGATCCTTGAGAAAAACTTATCCGCTGGGTCAAAGTACCGGGTAAGCGCCACAGTGTCCTTCCACTCCTGCGCCGTGTTTGAATAACATAGACATCCGTAGGCAAAGCCGTTGCCTGAGATATCCCCGATATTCTTTGTCATCATCGAGGCATTGCTTGAGATGTTAAACGCATTGCCGTTGATGCCGTTGATGAGAACTATGGTTGGCGCGGTACCGTAATTCGCGAACGATCCTGAGCCATACTGAGCAGCCCACGAAGACGCAGATATGTTGGTTCCATCTACGTAGATGTGCATTCCGGTCATCATCCCCGGATTCCAGCCTGACCAGAAGTTTAAAGGTTTGGATACGTTGGCTGCCATGATTTCCCCTTATATCGCTGAAGCAAATGCTTCAGATCCCCAGAAGAGCATTTTTGATAGCGGCTTAATATTTTTGTGCCAATGGGTACTTGACAATTTATCTTTTCTCCCAAACTTATCAGCCAAGAAGCCTTCTAACGCCACTCGGTTAGCCTCACTCAATGTGGTGTTAAATACCATCATCTCATATATAGTTAGGTTGCCATAATATGTTGCCGCACTTTCCTTGCACATCTGCATGAGTGCAGTATTTGTTGCTGTCGGCGCTGTGGTATATGTTGCAGTACCTTGTGCATTACCATCTTGATGATATGTCATGGTATTTGCGGCATCATTCCATACATACTCAAGCATAAAAGCAGTATCAACTCCAAGAGCACTGCTACTAGGGTCCATCCAAGCGACGCTAGCGTTAAGACCTCTCATTTTACCATCTGCCAGAGGGCCATTTATAGCATATGAAACACCAGAACCACTAGCTACACATAACATCCTCCCGTTGTTACCTGTGTGTACTGATGGAGTCCTAACAACGGCTATAACCGACGATGTGCTGTATATAGCACTGTTCTGTATTCCTGTTGTGAGCCAGTCATTACTGCCGTCAAAGTACGCCCCCTTATAGCCATTCAAAAGATTCGCACTAATGACCGGCTGGGAGGCCCCTGTTGCCTGAGTTGCATTAGTCCCCACGTTTGCTGTCCATGTAGCTACTGCACCGCTTGCCGGGAGTTCCTCCGGCCTGAAACGGGCTACTAACCCAGGAACAGTATTAGGGTTATAATCATAAAATCCTGCCGCCTTACTTACATTAGTAGCCATTATGCCACCTCCGCTAATACAAGTTTTGCGTCAGAAATCACCTTGGCGTTCACTTCGATGAAGCATTGGGCGGTTCTATTTGGCGCTGTCCCTGTCACCGAGTAAACCATGAAGTTCAGTTCGGTACCTATCGTATCCCTAAACCTGAACCCTTCAGACTGGTAGGCTGCTGCGGGGAATACCAGTGATTGCCCCGAAACATGGAATTGATAGCCTACGGAGTTCAGGGACTCACCTACGTTCAGTTCGATCAAATCACCTGCAGCCAGGTTCAGAGTCACGCCGTTTCTAACAACGCTGGTATTGATGGCTACTTCGATATTAAAAGCGGTCTTGAAATGCACAACAGCGCTTCTTTGCACCGGGATATGATCCGCGTTGAGATGATCCACGGTCAATAGGTAATCCGTAGCCCCTGAGAGTTTTTTCTCTGCGGGCACGGTATAGGACAGGCCAGCAACCGTTTCATCTATAACTGCCATATGGGTTTCAGCCCGGATAAGTCGAACCCTAGATTTTGCTACGTCGTAGTCCAGCTTCTGTGGATTTGATTGATCAATCTCGATGAAGAATGAAGCTGCGGGCATATTCACATTGCCACTCACGGAAACACAACGCAGTTTAACTACAGTGTCAACTGCAGTAGTTATTCGTGCAACAGATACCGGTTGAGATGAATTATGTCCTGCTGTAGTGACCTCGTAGCAAATAGCGTCTACGCCATCAGGCAGTTTAACATTTGCATTATCAACCCAAGAGAACCTGGCACTTTCTGCTGCAGACACATTGGCTATTTGACAGTACGCACTTAGCTTGTAGCTTTTACCAGCCTTTAACGTGATAGAGGAACCAGTGTTTGCCAAGGTACCCGAAACCAGGTCAAAGGTTATATCTGTATTGGCACCAAAATTGGTCTGGTCAGCAGATTTCCTACAGAACAAGAACTCCTTTGTAGCGCCTTTAGTGCTCGTAATCGTCGGTGTCAACGACTGCCCAACCGAGTTATCTGCCGGAGCCGTCACGTTGATCGCCGGGAAGATCAACTGGGTAGGAGTCAGGGCGATATGTTCCTCGGTAATCATATCAACCGCCCGCCATGGTAAAGTCTCGTCCTGGTTGGTATAAATTTTGAAGGTCTCAGCTGGATCAATCGTCTTAATCCACCAGGTCATTGCCTCGCCTTCAGGGTAATCGGCCTCATCTACATTGATGAAAAGTTCCTGCCGTTGGGTATATATAGACAAGTCTTCTGCATCCATATCAGCGGGAGTTTTCAATTTATCGTAGAATTTAATATCATCATAGAGTCCAGTTCCAGCAGTCTCGTCAGCCTCCAGAGCGGTAAGCTGGATGTTGCCATAGTATGCCCTGACTCTGACACCGGCGTGGGCCTGCACTTCCGCAAGAGTCATCCCGAGGTGATAATAAATCCTTTGCAGTATGTACGTTACGGCAGGCACTGCCAGATATCGGTATGAACTGGTTTCAAGAAGGTGCGTGAAATCTTGCACCACCAACGGAGCAGCACCATCGGCGGGAACCCCCCACGTACCATCGACCAAGCCGCTCTTGTCTCCAGCGTTGCCGTGGGTAACAACCCGCTTTTCGAGAGGCCCCATTTTTGGCATGTAGACCGTGCCGTTGCTCCCCGCAGTGGTCCATGGGGTTCCAGGAAGGATAGACTCGTATTCGTGGCCTGCAACTTGCACTGCAAGGTGATGACCTTTGAGCCTAATTTTGCCCACGCCGTGAAGGTCGAGGCCAGCAGATGGCAATAACGAACTCACAGCAACGCTTTTACTCGACCCCTCAGGCCCCATTGTGGTATCTGAAGGATCGATTACGTGCATTCGAGCGTTGGCTATTTTCGTCGCATCAGTTAATTCGGTATATTCTGATAATTTTGACATTTATTTCATTCCTTTATTGAAAGGTTATAGTGTCCAATCACTGAACACTGAACCATCCTCAAACTGATAAATTGATCCGTCCTCGAAACGGTTGGCAGTTGCCATAAACCCGTTCCAGATATCTACCTCTTTAACATACTGGAATGCTTTACTTATGATACTCTCTGGCGTATCGTAGACGTAAAGCAACAGCCTATCCTCTGATTCTGTCCCCAGCATTGACCAAGTATTTAACAGCGGGCTTGCCAATGCTAGGTCGATGGCGTCGGCGGTTGGCCTCAGTGTAATTTTGTCAATGAAAAATATCGGTCGTAAAGTAGGCTCTACACGGTCATAGTCCGCGACTGATAAGCCGATAACATCAACCCAGCCATCAGCAGCCAAAGCCAGAAACGCCAACCCCTCGCCTGGCAAACCATTACCCCCCACCAGTGCTTAATATCCACGGCACGGTCACGCCGTTAAATACAAGGTTGAAGGTCAGCACCACATCGGGTCCAGGTGAAGCCGTAGCCCGTACCTTGCACTTCTTCGACGCAGGCCAGACTCGATCACCAGCAGTCAGCCAGGTGGTGCCGTCAAACGACAACGCGGAGTTAGCCGGGATGGTGTAGTCCTGTCCTGCTGTAATTCTGGGATAAAACCAGCGGGACTCAACTTGCGCGGAGGGTTCGGCGTTGAGGCGGAGGCCGGGAGTGCGGTGGCGACCAGTATTAGGCCGTTTAGTTGGAACTCCAGCTGTTCTGCCTACTGGCGAGAAGGCGCCCATTGTTACACCCCGGAGGTGACGACTCTAAGGCCGCAGTCTGCTGTCGTTTCTGATTTGTGTGGGCGGATGTATGCAGGGGAATAGAAGGTGACTTGGTCGTGGCCGAGGTATATCTTCAGCTCTTCCCCGTCTATATTGGCGGTGCGCCAGCCGCCGACGGCGGCGGGGTCCTCGACCTCGAATACAATAGACTCTTCACCTTGTAAGGTGCCGATAATTTGGAAAGTAACCACACGGTCGCGGATAAGCATGGGGTCGAGGGCGACCTCGTCTTGGGTGGGGACAATCAAAGGGTCGGGCAAGCTCATAGAATACCTCCGGATAGTTGTTGCACAACGCTACCATAGTTAGGCTAACGAGTAAACTAATTGTTTTGTTATCAAAGGATTAAACCTCGTAAACTCTCGGTTTACCCTCCCGTCCGCCTGCATGAACAACCTCCTTGTCACGAACAACCACGGGAGTACCAACAGGGTAGAAGTTGACCGACTCCGCATAAGACACCTGGCCCGTGTCGTCTACCAGTTCGTAGCGGGTTGCCGATAGTCGTTTCGACACTATTAAATATTGGGTTCTCGGGGCCGTATTTTCAAACAGCCTCTTCAACGCGTCTTTCATAGTTCCTTCTCCACAGTCAGGCGGGTATCCGCGGTGAAACGCTCTCCGCTGTCATCCACGGTCAGGGTTAGAGACCAGTAGCGTATTATCCCAGGCCAGCGGCGGTGGCTCTCAGTAATGCTGGCAAGGCTCCCCGTCGGCATGTATGTGCGGGCCGGGCACTGGCAAGCGATCAGGTCCCGGTCTGTGCCGTTGTAGTCGATCTCCCGCCGCGCTCGGGCTACGCCCGCCTGATCCGTCGTGAGCAACTCGTCGAGTATATCTGGCCCTTGGAAGTCGGCGGGCTGCCGCTGGACGGTAATCCGCATTAGTTTATCTCCTCATACTCAATGACGATGTCAGTCGGAAAGTCCTCCCCGTCCGTGATCGCTGCTACGGCCGGGCGGTGGGAGTACTGGACAAAGTTGACAGGATAGGATACCTCGCCCAGGCACGGAGCCAGATCAGCCTGAACCTGCCGGCCATCTAAGAAAAGGTTACTCGAGCGCCCGAACCATTCCGCGGATAACGCCCCGGCGGGAATGTAACCAAGGTCCAGAAGGTGGGCGGGGTGCTGGAAAGACAGCTCTTCCTTCCTAGTCCGTACCACGGGGCCTACCAACTGGATGTCGCCGTCGTCGGTAGCGCGTAGTCCGAGGACTCTTATTTTTGCTGGGTCGTAGTGCAGCAGAAAATACACGACATCCCCAGGCGCAAACGACGACCGCTCTTCTCCCTCGGCGTCAAGGTGCATCTGGCCGTCAATCTCAGTATGTAAGGAATCAGAAGAATTACCTTGACCAAAAGTATAGACGGATGTCAGGGTATCACTCATAATAGAACCAACCTCGGAAAGAATTGTACGTCTTCAGCAGTGTAATCAAAAACAGAAAACCGCCAATATTTAGTCACATAGGTGAGGTACAACAAAGAGTTACCAGCCGTAGCCGTGGTCACGGTACCATCTTCCTTGACTGTGACTGCCCCTAAATCAGTCTCATTGTAGTCGTGGAAAACCTCCCCGTAATATGGCTTTGCGGTTTGTCCCGCGCCGCCGACAACCTCAATACGCTCAGACGTTATCGTTTCTTCCTTTATACCTTGGTCGATTACCATGACCCGGGCGGGGGCACCAGAGTGGTCGAGGGCAATTTTGTATCTCTCATCCCATGGCACCTGATAGACCTGGTACTCGCCCTCCCACGGGCCTATGGTCGACGACTCCATCCTCAACCCATCCCCAGACAGCTGCTGGTCGGACACCATGAAAATGTTGTAGCCAGGCCGCGATTCGGGAGCGCCATCGATCTGAAAAAAATCGTCCTGATCCGTCAGGTGATAGTCGGGCTCCGCCTCGGCCCACTGGTTGACCGAGACCGGGTACTCCGGCTCACAGACCAACATATTCTCCGGATCAGTTTGGATCACGCCGCCGACAGCCTCAACAATCCGGCGGATAACACCGATCGCGGCGTCGCCCTCGTTCACGGCCAGACGCCCGGGCGAAATAAACCAGTCGACCAGCCGCCAGGAAACAGTAAACGGCGCCGCCAGGGTCGCGACCAGGGCCGAGGCCATGCCGGACAATTCTCCCGCGGCCAGCCGGCTATGCGGCGTATCGAGCAGTTTGGTTCGACTCACTAGCGGCACCACATAGGTGGTCAACCCGGGCTGCCTGGTCTCCCGGGGCACCTCCGGCATCAGGTGACACTGCCAGCCATCGACGGTGAGCACCACCTCCGAGCTGTACTTCTTGTAGTCGAGGTACTCCGTCTCGTCATAGAGCTGTAGCTCTCCGGCAATAAAATATTGTCCGCGGTCCTGCTCAATATTGATGTTGGCGTAGGATGTATGGGCTTTGCCGTCGCACTTAACAGTGATATCAAATCGCTGAACTAAAGCCTCACCAGCTGCGATGACATAGAGCATATCCAGGACCTGGCGGACCAGGTCTTTGTCCTGCAGGTCATTGAGCTGGTCGAGGACAGCCCGGACTTTGCCTTCGGATATCGAGTAATTTTGGTCCAGGGCTTGGCGTAGGCCGGCGTGCAGATTGTAGAGCTGGTTAAGGGCTGCGCGGTAGCGTGGGGTGTTGCCGTAAAGTTGCTCAAGTTTACGGCGGATTTTGGCTGCATCGCTGTAGCGTTGGTCGAGTGTTTTTCGAAGAGTAGCGGCGTTGCCGTAATATTGGCTAAACGTCACCAGCATCCGCAGGCCATAGACCTGGTCGAGGAGTGCGGCCAGGCGAACAGTCAGTGCATACGGTTGATCCAGGATGGCTCTGACCAGCGGCACCCCCAGCAGATCATATATCTGTTCGCAAACAGCGCGTACTTGATTGGTCGGCGCCGGTGAGTCCCCATCCATAACAAAATTTACCGCACTCACCGCCGGCGGCGTATAACCAGCCGGCAAAACAAAATCAACTGCGGTAATAGATGGAGGGATGTACGGCATCAAGCCACCTCCTCGCGGAGATGATCGGAAACGACAGAGTTATCCACGCCCTCAATGCCCAGGCAAACTAGACGGAATACATCGTTATGATTGCCATTGACCTGCAACGTGTATCCCCCGCTGCCGCTGGCTGATACAGTGGCTGCATGAACATCCGTCAGAGATAAATTGCGGTTTGCCACGATCGTTCGAACTAGGCCATTCCCTCCGGAATCCTTGACGGTGCCGCTGATCGGAAACATTCTTCGTGCCCCCGCAACAAACCCGATCTCAATAATGTCAGCAGCCATTTACTAAACCTCCTTAACCATTATCGCCATGTTGGAATACAGGAGAAACGCACGATAACTCACGCCAGCAACTACATGGACATCGAGGGCTGTCACACCATCAGGGCGACGATAAACATCTCGCATAAAACCCATCAATCCCATAGACGTCCCCCCAGTGTAGAGCGGGGTCATGAGATATTTGCCAGTCAACGGATCAGGGTTGCCGTAGGTGACCAGGGTCGCGTCTGATTTCCAGCCTCCGCTGTTCGTATTTTTATTTCCATCACCATCAATCAACCAATAAAATTGGGACGTCAACTGGTCGCCACCGGTGCAATAGTATCCCACATAGGCTGATAATTTTGCCCCTGCATCGTAGGCCCGTGCCAGTGTCGCGGTGATAGTAGATCCCGTCATAGCGGAGATGGTTATTCTGTCGACGTTGGCATTGTCACGTATAAAAATTTTCTGGCCAACCTGCCAGCTTGCCGGGACGGTACCAACGTCAATAACCTTATCGGCCCCGGAAGTCAGAGCCCCGGCGCTGCTGACGATATCCTCCCCCAACACCGGATGTGCCCCCTTGCCTATTGGCATGCCGTAAAATTCCGACGCAACAGTGCTTGCTCTGGCTATGGCAAAGATCGCATTGAGATCTCCGTAGGCCCATAGTACTGGGACCATCGCGTCGTCAATAGGCCAGTTGAAATTCCCGTTGTAAGCCTGCACGCCAGCATGCGTAGAAGCGTTCCAGTACAGATAACCAATCAGTTGGATAGAGCTGGCCAAGAAGGAGCACTTGAAATAGAGATCCTCGTTGCCGTTTTCGCCGGGCGAATAGATCACAAAATAATCGTTGGTCGAGATAGTGTCTTCATCAACGGCATAAACTGCATCATGCAAGGTCCAGCCGATGCCGGCGGCGCTGTAATCGTAGCTGCCGTTTCGCTTGCAGACGAAATCCCGAAAACGCTTAAACAGCTCTGTTCTACTTACACACTCAACGCTCACTAGGTTTTTATAAGCCACTATTTTTCCCCCACTCAAGAATGGATTTTCTGGACAGTTCGGAATAACGACACTTTAGGTTGCGGCACATAACCGACGTTTTCCAGCTTCCACCGATATTGGTGCATCTACTGATATTCACAGCTGTAATATGCAAAAAAGACCCGCATTTCGGACAAACAGGTCCTCTTTGGAATGCACTTGGCAACCCTTTTCGCAGCAGGTATGGCGGCGGGTTGGTTATAATTGGCGCCATTGTTCGTGTTTTAGGAGCCATCATTCGCAATCCGGACAAAACGGCGCGACGATTGTGGCGCCAATCACAGACCTTTGAACAACCTTCCAGGCGAGGATGCCGTTGTACAAGGTCTCCTGAATACTGACGTATGTAGCCGCAGCCGCCTCTGGAACACCAATAACCCATGAGCCTGGCCCCATGCCGGGGTTTTCGTATTGATATATGTACAAGGGGACGGCATCGCCCATCTCGGTATAACTGATCCACACCGGTTCCATAGGTTCAAACCAAGGATTCTCGTAAAAATAACTAGTTCCGACAAGCTTAAGGTTTACACATACCATCCCGGTCGGAACGCCTTTCACCTGCACTGTGGTAGAATCACTACCGGCACAGGCATCACTTACATTGACCCCAAAATCACCGTCGCAAAGCTGTTGCGGGTCAACAAACACGTCGACACCGCCACCTCCCCCGAGCACAATCTGCTGGAGTCCGTTGGCAAATGTGGTGTGCTCCCCGGTAGTCGTTACCACATATGGCGGGACCCCATCAGCTATGTGCAGGGTGATCACTCCAAATGACATCTCACCATCACTATAATTGTCGATCGACACCGGAGTGGTGTCGCTGGTTAGAGGCATGGAAAGGCGAGAGCACCCATCGTCAACTACAACTACGCTATTTGGGCATGGTGGATCCGGGGGATATACTGTTTCACTGTGATTGCCTGTTCTTTTGGTAGCTTGACCGTTGTCAAAAACCAATCCACTTGATGCACGCCACAACAATAGGGTATCAGGTTTGCCATCGTGTACGGCCAGGGTTACAGGCCCTCCGGAGGTGGTGGTTGGGTTTTCCGGATCCGCTGACAGTGGGACGACCTCACTGCAGCAATTATTACGAGGTATTTTCAGGTGATAGTGTATGGTTCCGCACCCATCCGCGCCGGTCGGGGATACCGGGCAAAATGTTGTGTGCGGATTAGCGGCCAGATATTTATCTATCGTGGCCTGATCAAGGCCGTGTCCGCCAGGGTTTTGCGTGGTCCAGTGGAGGCAGGACGAGGGGATCCCGGTCGGTGGGTAGCAACATATTTTCAAAAACCGGTCGAGGTCCTCCAGAGATCTATCCCACTCCTGGCAACCATACTCTGGCGGCGGCGGAGGTTCCGGCAGGGGACCATCATCGTCATCGTCATCAGTAGTCCCACCATCTTCCAGATATCCACACAGCCGCAGTAGATAATCGGCAGTGATAGTGTCGTCTCCGGCCGGTGCCTGGATGTCGCCTTGAAACACCATCATATGGTAAAACGCCAAAAGCTTAACATCCTGCGGCATCCCCAACTCCGACCCCGGAGAGTTGGGGATGCCGGGAATTTCAAAGGTGATCAAATCGTACTGGGTGGCAAACTCAACCCTGATGGTTCCAGTAACCGATTCCGTCCAATACAGAGTATTGCCAGACCGCTTTATTTCCGGAGCCTCAACAATACCTGATGCGCCGATCACCAACCCGAGCCAGCCGGCGGCAAAGGGGCCGTCAACCGGATATTCCAATTCAACAGACGTGTCGCCCTTGATGTCGATGTTGAGGCTGAGCTGCTCCGAGGCAACCACGGTCTGCACCACTTCACCAGCCGATAATACCAGCCGATAACCCTCTTCGGGGTGACTGCGGTACAGGCGGGCGGTCGCGGTATACCCCCCGGATAGCGCCCTGCGACAAACATCCAGACCATCGCCGAAAACCTCCTTGGCAGCACTGAGCAATTTCTCTTCGTCCGGCCCGACAGCGGGTTCTTCCTCTGGTTCCGCGCTATTCTCCCCTTCAATCACAATACAGGGATCGATGTCATAGAGCTTGTCAGCAATATCTGCAATGTCTCCGGTGGTGGCCAGGTCACCCTCCCGTTCCTGCTCGATCCGCAGCCAATACGATGGGTTGACCGCAGAGGCTGGTACGGGAGATGTCCTAGTTATACGGAGCGTTGTAAACTCGCTCATAGCAAACTCCGTAACCAAGGACCCGGGTCAGTTTGCAACTCTATCCTGGTGCAGTACTTATGCGGGTCCAGCCCATCGCAAACCTTTATTACCTCGCCCGTACAAGAATTATAATAGACATTCGTACTGCTCACCTTTTGGCACCAGTCAAGGATAAACAATGGGTTGCCTGGGCACCACCCAAGAACATCCAGAACGCCCTGAGGGACTTCTAATCGAAGCTGATCTGTATCTGTCGTATTGTCAGTCGTTGTCTGCCAAGAGGCGGTTATTGTCGGCTCGATATTGGATATCTTGTTGCTGTTGGTCGTATTTACCGGCAGTTGATTAATAAAAGTTTTATCCCCTTGGGTCTGCTCTGGCCTCGTCGCTTCCGGTTCGTCCCACAGCCCCTTGTCCACCTCGACAGTCAGAACGTGGTAGCCACCCACGGCTTTGCCTACGACTCGCAGCGCCCCGAAACTCTCATGGCTCAGTTTGAGGTAATTACCCATATTGGTAATCTCTGGCACAGCTATTTGCTCACCATATCGATCATAAACCGGAGTTTCCCATACCACCGTCACATCCACCATATAACATTCCAGGTCGATGACTGCGGCATTTTTCGCAAAAGCTGAAAACTCCCGAGGCAACTCGATCAATTGTTGTGGTCCGACCTCACCGATAGTTGTAGTCAGTTGGTAGGGGAGGCCCGGAGCGGACGGCCACACATAGAAACCCAGAAAAAAACGGACAATCGTACCATCAAATTCAACCGGACTGCCGGACTGCCGTGATCTCGTAGCCGATTTGCCGGTAGCGGCATACATCCAGGCCTGGTACAGATCCTGGATGCTCGCATATTTCCTTGTGGTAGCCGGTATAATCTGCTCCAATCTCACCCATTGCCCCGCAGTTGCAGTCTGGTCAGATCTGGTTATACGCAAAGACGTGAACTCGCTCATGACTTGGTCACCGTCCCGTCGCAATAATCCACATCATAATGAAGATCCTCTGGTTGCGGCGGGGCAGGCTCACAATCAGGAGGAACCACAGTAACAGAACCACCACCCCCTGAATTGCAGCGACCGCCATCCAAAACGGTTGGTGGGGGGTTGTATTCAATAAAATTATTACCGCCATCCCAGAGTGCATAGATATAACTCTGATATTTGTTTTCAGCGGCTTCAGGTCGAGGATAAATCGTAACTGAGTAAGCGTGGCGGACGACCCTATAAATCACCAACAATGTGCCATATACCTGCTCAGCTATTCGCGGTCGATTGCCGGATATATCTACCGCAGGCCTGGGCAAGACCTCTCCATCAACGGCAAAAGCGTCGGTTACCCATTCAGCAGAAAGAATTTCACTGGTCGGATAGCGAAGCGCTGGCTCCGTTATCTTTTGAATCTGCAGCAATTCAGCATATTCCAGCTCAGCCACAACCCTCGGCCCCAAAACCCCATGGCTGATTTTAGCTGAGTAGTTGAGGTCCGGTGGGTCCGGGTAGGCAAATACATTTCCGGAAACACTGCCGTCCTCATTGACGCCACAATTTTCCTCGACACCGTCTCCCTCGCCGAATAACAAATCGTGTAGATAAGCGACCACGCCGCCTTTGGTCAGCATTCCGATATACGGGTCCCAGCGTTCCTGTTCGAGGAGGACTCGATTCTTCGCCTCCGATCCAGGCAGGCTGCGGGTTATGCGTAGAGTAGTGTATTCCACAGTTACGCAGCCGCCTCACCAGATAACACTTGAGTGCATTTATTGTTGGCAAGTGAGGCCGAACCTGCCGGGACAACCCTTAGTTGTCCAATTGGAACCCTAGCTGGATGAGTCGTAAACGTTACTGTATCACCAGCCTGCCAAGTTCCACCCCATACGCCAGATTCAAGCGTAAAGTACGGTCTGGTGAAATCGGTATTATTGGGGGTAAAATTATTTCCGATTACTTCACCGCCTTTCGAACCAAGGCTATCCCCGGACAGGGTAAAATTGGTGGCATCGGTAAATGTAATCGTCCAATCCTCATCGACTGTTCCAGCATTATCAAGGATTAAAGGATAGGTTGAAAAATCAACGGTCCCAGAAGTAGATGTTTTGACAGGGGTCGTAGCAGTCGGCTCAATATCTCCGGGTTCAATAAGAGAGGAAACCCGAACTGAACTTTGAGAATATGGCGCCGTAGATGCCGTAAATGCATTAACAAATGCGACAGTAACGGTGATGGTCACATCCAGGCCGGAAAATGTTGGAGTCCCGGAGATGGTTTTTACCTCCTCCGCGCCATTGGTTGCAAGAGCGGTCGTATGGCTGCAGACCTTGATTTTGTACCCATCCTTGAAAATGTCCTTCGCCCCACCCGGCAAGAGAGCGGCATTTTTCACCGTAACCACAAGAGTCAGGGCGTCGATAACGATATTGTTTTTCAAATAGGCAGTCCCGACCAGGTCGGCCGTGGCCATCTCCGCCGCTAGCCCCGCCTCGGTTGTCCGTTGTCCGGAGAGCCACTTCACCATGTAGTCATTAGGCGAAATCGTCGGCGCGTCGTGGTAGTCTTCCGGATCGAGCAGGGGAAGGTTGTCGGTATTGGTCAAACCGGCAAAGGTTTTTTTATAGGTGTCTAACCCCGCCGCACGCTGGGCACTAGTGACATGGGGAAAAACGTTCTGCACCACTCCGGAGGTGATGACAGTTGCCCCGCACCGACCATTGGCCAGCGGACGAAACCATTTAATATCAGTTGATAGCATGCTATACCTCTTTCAGGGTCAAGGTGCCGGCGCATATCTCATCGCCGGCAGGGGTTTTCGAGTATTGACGTAACGGCTCAATGCTGAGGCCGCCCAAGGGGATCATTACGGAACGGGTTTCCGTATCGTAGGTAAGTGTGAGGATTGAACCATCATCCCGCCAGGCTGCGAGCTGTGCTACCTGAGACCACAGGAACCACCCTGACAGGCGATTGCCGTCGACCTTGGCTTCCAGGATAATATCCTGGTTTGTTGGGCCTGCCAGGCGCTGAACCACCAAACGGCCAAAAGTTGCCCGTTCACTACCCCGAGCCCTGTCTTGGCTGCGGTTGGTCCAAATGATGTGATGAAGATTTACGGTAACGATCCCATCAGTCAGCGGTATTATCATGAGCGCCCTTTATGCATCTTCATAAATTCATTCATGACCGACTTCGCCAAGGTTTTTGCTGAAGCCTGGGACGCTGCTCCAGAATAGCTGAAATGGAGCTGGTAGGTATCGCCGCCAGAAGTAGCGGAGGCCAGGGCATCAACCACTCGAGAAACCTGGTCCCCAATTCTGGCATCCAATGTACCTAAATTATTTAATGAAGACAATACATTTGTGTTTATCCCCGACTGCGCAGGCACCGGAATCGGCACTGCCCGGGAGGTGGGCCCCTTCAACACTGAATTCTTGAGGTACTGGCCTGCTTGGCTCATGGGCTTGTGGACCGCGTTCATAAACCAATCGCCCAAGTTTCTGGCCCAATATGTGGATTGCTCATCCGGTATCCACCACTCACCCGGCCGCGACAACACCTTCACCTTATCCTTCGGGGACTTCGTGCCCGGGATCCTGCCGCCGCCGGCCATCGCATAGGTCTGCCCGCCAGCAGCCTTACCCTGGGTAGTGGTTACCGGGATCTCAATTGTGTAACGGCGCTGTGCGTCCCGGACAAACTCGCGAATCATTTTCTCAGCTTTCGTGAAATCAAGAGACGGCTCCCCGGGGTATTTGTCTAGGGCCTCTCGAATACTATCCAGTAACGGCTCAACTTCCTTCTTGGTAGCCGGGCTTATAACCACACTCACCGGGGCACCCTCGAGATTCTCGGTTATATCGAAGTCCTTCATCTCCTGGGCGACGGCCTCGGTGGTGGCTTGACCCATGACCGCACCCTGTTCCCGTCCTTGCGCCTTCCATTCTTCAAGAGGCACCCCATCGACCTTCACCCCGTCAAACAATCCCTCCCGGGTGCCGGCGGCAACCTGGTCGCTTACTGCCTTTTTGATCTCTTCCGCCGACATGGTAGTGCCGTCAGTAACTCCCTTCTGGATGCCCTTGGCTGTGGCTATACCAACATCTCGCTCGTACTGCTCCCAATTAAAATCAGGAGAGATGCCGCCTCCGGAGTTGTCTGAACCGCCACTCGGCGCCGGGCTGTTGATCACAGCGGATTGCTGGTTGGCGATCGCCGCGGCCTTTTCCTTGAGCTTGGCGATCTCACTATCAATGTGCTGCATCTCAGCATTGTGCCGAGCCTGCTCTTTCGCCATAGCGGCTGCATAATAATTGTTAACAGCGTCAACCCGGGCTGTGAACCTGTCCTGGTTCTTCTTGAGAGCTTCGTCCTCTAACTTATTGATCTCGTTAATTTTGTCTCGATGAAGCGCTTTTTCCTTAGCCAGCTTACTCTGATTCTCAGCAAGCTCTACCTGCTCTTGGGCTTTCCTGGCCTCGATCAAGGCGTCTGTTACCTGCTGCAGACCAGAGATAGCGCTGGTTGGGTTCTCCAACTGGTCGTAGTAGCCGCCAGCTGACTCTATAAGTTCTTTGGCCCGGTCTATAGCCTCCTTGTCGTTCTTGGCCTTGGCCTCGGCAAGCGCCTGCTGCCCGGCGGCGAGCCGCTCGGCAGCCGCGGATGCCAACGCGCTTTCCTTGGCTTGGCCCTCGAGACCCTTCATCCTGATATTAGTAATCTTGTCCTGAAGAGAGTCTTGCAGCCCGGTTATGTCTGCCGCCGCCGACCGCTCAATCTCTACCCTGGCCTTGACCAGCTCGGCTCTTTTATCCTCGTAATCCTTATCCGCCTCTATCCGCTTGTCCTTGGCGTCGCGAGCGATCTCGACAATCTTGGTAGTGGCCTCTTCCTCCAGCTCGACAAGTTCCTTTGACTGCTCTTCCCGAAAGTCCAGGACATCCTGGGCCACACTCTTGGCCATCAAACCGGAGGCCTTCTCCAGGGCAGCCAGCTTGTCCGCTGTCCCTTTCCTATTTTCAAGCACCTTGTCGTCGTGCTTGGCCTCCTCGGCAATTCTCTTCTCCTGCCAAGACGAGAGCTTCTCTTCAATAGCAATACGTTTTTGCCCAAATACCTCCAGCTTCTGGAGCCTGACTTGGTTGGCCTTTTCAACTGCGGCGTCAACCCTGGTCTGTGCTTCTGTCTGCTGCTCCGGGGTCCCACCCGCATCCGCAGCCTTGGCGTAAGCCTTGGCCACTTCAACCATCTCGTCGTAGGCTTTGATTGTGGCATTGAGCTTTGTGAGTTCCGCTTCTTCATGGGCGACGGTGCCTTTGGCCTCAGCCACGGAAACAGCGTAGAGTCTTTCAGCAAGCCCCTTTTCCAGTTTTTGGTTGGAAGATTTGAAGTCTATAGTGGCTATGGATTTGTCAAACTCCTCAGCCAGCTCTAAGCCCTCGATTATACCTGCAGCGCCTGCCTTGCCTACTTTGACCCCCGCCTGATACGCCGGATCCTCCATAGATTTCAGTGCTGCTTCGAGGCCCGCGACCATCTTATCCACTTCATTGGAGGAGAGGAACTTACCGCGCATGGCCTCCCGGAAAGAGGCAACTATCTGCTTATCCGTAAGCTTTTTTGCCTTACCGTCCCGGATGTACTGCTCGGTATATTTCGCGTTATTCTCACTGAACTGCTTCCGAGTCTCATCCTCGGCGGCTTGAGACTGAATAAGTTCCCGGAGGCTCCATTCATATTTTGAAGCCGCCAAGCTGTTGTCGATCAACAGTTTGCTGGTGTTGGCCATCGCCTCGCCCAACTTCTGCTGGAGGAGGGCTTCCTGTTCCTTCCGGATCTCGCCCAAGACTCTGGCCAGGTCCTCCCCGTCGCCCATGGCAGTGCGTAGGGCGGTAGCGAATCTGGGGTAGTCAGCAATCAGTTTTTCCAGAGTTTCAGATTGGGCATTCTGGGTAGCTGTGTTTTTCTTAAATACCCGCTCAGCTGCATTCAGCTTTACTATCTGGTCCTCAACCTGTGAGGTGACGGCTCGGATCTCAACGGCGTTGTCCTTCAAAGCCTGGGTATAGGTGGTCACTTCATAAATGACGTACCCAATCGCGGCAACAATTGCTGTAGGCAGGAAGGTCATGAAACCAGCCTTTAGACTGTTCAGTGCCATAGTCAAAGCGATGGTACTGGTAGTCGTGCTGCCCATCGCCACTTGGACCGCAGCCAAGCCCAGGGATATTGAAGACAACGCTGAGGTAATAAAGGTGGCGCCTTTGAACCACTGAAAAGCCAGGACCAGGCCGTGGGCGGCGGCGGCGGCCAGTGTCGCCTGCACGGCAAATCTGACGACTCCATTACTGGCTAAGTCTGTAAGTACGTCCACGGCGCCCCTGGCGACATTGACCATGGCCTTCAATACACCGGTGAGGCCGCCCTCGCCCATGGCGATCCACAGGTTTTTGACCTTATCCTGAAGGTTCTTGAACATCAGCTGCAGACCCTGTAACTGGATCTGCGCCATCTCCGCCGCGGATCCCGATCGGCTTATGGACGCGCCGAGTAGATCAAATTTATCGACATCCTTGATCAGGGCGGTAACCGCAGCAGAGCCGTAGATCCCGAAGTCAGCGAAGGCCTCCTTGTTGGTGGTCACGACCTTGGATAAGTTGTGGAGTACCTTGGAGATCCCTTGCGAGTTCACATCAAAATCAGCCAGAGTCAATCCGGCAGCCTTAACGTTTTTCTTAAAGCTCTCCGTCGGGATAGCCAGCTTGGCCAGGATCCGGCGGAAGCCCGTGGCCATGGAGCTGGCCTTCAAACCGTTGTCGCGCAAGACCATCATCACCCGGGCGGTTTCGTCCAAAGACATGCCGGCGTTGTGGGCCGCGGGAGCGATGTAGTTAAAGGCCGTCTTGATGTCCTCGATCGTCAGCTTAGATTTATTGACGGCGTTGGCGAAGACGTCGGTGATATAGCCGGTGTCCTTAGCGGCAAGGCCAAAAGCCCGCAAAGTAGTTGACGTCAGATCCACTACCGTAGCCAGATCCGTCATGGTACCGGTAGCAAGGTTGGTGACCCCGGGGATTGCAGCTACGGTCTCCTTGGCATCCAGGCCGGCCTGACCAAGAAGCTTCATCCCTCCAGCAGTCTCTGCTGCCGAGAATTTGGTATCGGAGGCCACCTTTTTCATCGTGTCCGCCATCAACGTCAGATCGGTGTTTGTCGCCCCTGTAATGGCCTGGAGGTCCTTCAGGGACTGGTCGTAAGTGGCGACTGTCGACACCGCCGTCCTGATACCGGCGATAAAAGTGAAGATGGCTGACGAGGCTACGAGGTAGCCGGAGTAGGAACGAAGTTTGGTTATGACCAGGTTGACAGCTCCGCCGAGTGTGGTGAACCCCCTCTCGGCTATTCTCTGCTGGCGCTGCAGGACCCCTAAAGCAGCCCCGGCCTTCCCTATCTCGATATTGTGGGCTCGGATATTTCCGATGATCTTGTTGGCGGCCTGGCCATACCGATCGGTGCTGAGGCGGAGGTCGGCGTATTGTTTCCTGAGGCGCTGGATACCCTCTGACTGCCTACTGTAATCCACGGAGGACTGGGCTTCTCTCTTCTTGGCCTCGTCCAGCCTTTTCAGGACATTGATCTGTTCTTGATAGGAGAGATTGGTTTTTTGAAGCGCGGCAATTTGTTTCCCGTACTGGGGAAACTTCGCATTCAAGCTCTGGAAGGCTGCAGCTGATTTGGTTGCTGCTGTCGTTACTTCCCCAAACTTTTTCTGAAGTTCAGCCAGCCGAGCTTTCAACTCCTCAATTTTCTTGCTGTCACTTGCTTGGGGTACAAACTGTGCAAAGAGATTTCTGGCGTTCGCTCCAGTAGCCCCCTTAGAGGCGAGTAGCCTACTGTAATCTCTCGCTAATTTGTTGACGCTTGCTGATGCTTTTTCGTTCAGAGCCGCCGTTTTAATTAACTCCTTATTCGCCTGCCGTTGTTTCGCTTCTTCTTCTGCTCTTGCTGTCTTAAGTCTTTTCAGGACATTGATCTGTTCCTGATAGGAGAGATTGGTCTTGTCTAGGGCACGTATATGTTTCTCAAACCCGGGGAACTTTGCATTCAGGCTCTGGAAGGTAGCCGCGGATTTGGTTGCGACCGCTGTCGTCTCTCGATAGCTTGCCTGCAGCCGTTGCAACTGCACCTCCAGAATCTTTGTCTGCCCACCATCATTGATCTTGGGTAAGGTGGCCTCCCCGTTCTTACCCACTCCAGGGGTCAGAAAAGAAGACAGCAGCGTATTGGCGGATTTCCCTGCAGACCCGGGGGCGTTCAACACATCGTGGAACTTCGTCTTCAGCACGTCAAGCTGGGCTGCTGCCTTGGCAGATATCAGCGGTGTCTTTTCAAGTTCGGCATTGGCCTTCGCCAATTTAGATGCAGCCTTTTCCTGAGCGGCAGCGCCAGCCTCAACCACTGCCCGCCCCTCCACTTGGGCTTTCGACAGCATTTTCGTCGAGGCTACTTGCTTGTCCAGCCCGGAGGTGAGTTTATTGATGCTCTTGGCGGTGTCCTCAAAGATCTTGGCTGGCGCCTCCTGCCCAACTTTCCGCATTGCTGCGGCGGAGTCTGACATGGCCTTGGCGATCTGGCGGAACCCGTCGGCTATTGTAGAGAAGGCCTGTTTGGTGCCGGCTTCAATCTTCGACCCCAACCCTAATACTGCTGATTGCTCGCCCATGCGGATTCCTTAAGTGTGATACTCTGGTTTCTTCGGCTCCAACATTTTACTCCCCAGCGGCTTCCAGTGTTTCAGCATATTCTGGGTCAACTCGGCACGTTCCTGTTCTGATAGGTGTGTATACTCCGCCGGATCTCCAAACAGCATCTTGGAGCCTGCTCTTTTGGTTGCAACCCGGGGAGGACCACCAACAGGTTTCTCTGCTGCTGGGGTGTCAATATCGATCCCGTGAATGGCGGCCATGAATCGGTTGCGCCCGTACAGTTGGTCGTCGGCAGCTTTATGGAGGAAAAGAAACTGCTCATAGGTCACGCCCCCCTCTCGATAGGCCTTCGTGTAGAAGTCCTCTATCCGGTAAGCCGGGTAGCTCTGCAGCACGAAAGCTACTGCGGTGTCAACTCCGGAATTGCTGGACCTGTCGCCGCTTTCTCCGGTCGAAACAGTTTCTTCACCCTCTGCGCCAGGTCCAAGGCCTTTCCCACGGCGCCCTCGTAGTTGACTTCAAATATGGCATCAACGATGTCGATGAACTGTTCGTTGGTGAGGTCGGCCATGGTGACCTTGTCCATGCACTTCTCGAGGATGTAACCAATGTTCTTCACGATAAGGTCCATGATGATTTTGATTGTCGCCATGTCCTTGTCGTCACCTGGTTCACCTTTGCCTGAGAGGCTCTTGACTGTGGAAACAGCAAGATCTCCCGCATCTAGTTTCCCCATCTGAATGACGGCTTCGATGATCTGGTCCGGCAGGGCTAATTGATCTGCCATCGAGAGGGGATAAAGAACCTCTTCACGGACTTCTCGTACACCAACTTCAACTTTCCTGATTTTAGGACTTAAGGCCATTTTGGTCTCCTGTTGAGGTTAAAACTCAGGCCGCCTATCTGTATAAGATGGGCGGCCTGACTTGTTACTGCCCAATGCTATCAGCCGCCAAGGAACAGGATCTGGCCGTTCGGCATGTTGTTCCACGCGGCGTTGCCGCCAGTAGTATCCTCACTGGCGCCCATGGACTTAATTGTCATGGTGACCGCCGCCGCGTCTTCAGGCTGCTGATCGAGGTTCAAGCTCGAAGTGATATTCGCCCGCGGGAAAACAATTACCATCGAGTAGGCCGGGTTCGGGAAGGTGTATACAGCCTCGACCCTCAGGAACTTCGGCGCCGCCAGGGTGCCAAGAGGGATATTCCCGAGATGAGCGTTGGTGTAGGCGCTGGTTCCGGAAACAAAGGCTGTAGTGGCGAATACCTGTTCCTGGTCAGCTGCCCAGGTACCAGTAAAGTGGTTGGCGGGGATGGTGAAGTAGGGGTTACCACCATTGTCCGGCGCGAACGCGGAGGTAATAGCGGAGGTGCCGACGTACCCCGTTATTCTGCCATAAACCTTGTAGTTGGCGGCGCCCGTAAAAACTACTGTCCAGATGTCGGTGATAACTCCACCGGCATCGGTAACCGCGATGTCATCAACGACGTGAACGCCGGCGACAGTTTTGGTGGAAAGGATCGTGGCAGCCGCGGCGATATCCGCGAAAGGGTCCATACCTCGGGAAATTGCCAGACTCTTTGGAGTGATTTCCTTGAAGGCGCATTCCAGGGTGTTGGTCTCCCGCATCGGGAAGGTTGCATCCAAAGACAGCGGAAAGCCCGACTCCAAATCGAAATATTCGGTCTCGGAGTTGAAGGCGGTGGACGCCAAGGCGCCAAGGGAATCCAGGGCTGTCAGCACCGGAGTCACTGTGGCGATATGTGACGCGGACTTACCGATCCGAATTTGGCTTAAGCCAAGCTGGACGGTTGAGGCGTCTCTCGTAATAGGTCCTGTTCTCATAGTGGTTCTCCGTAAAGTTAATTAAGCCGAGGATACTATTCCTGTATTGCAGGACTGGTTACACACTTTTGCCTATAGTTACCTTTTATTGGGGAAAAAATCAAATATATTAAGATGTCTGCAACTCTTCCTCAGACACAACATCCTGACAGATCCGTGGATTTCAATGTCGACCACCGGCTCCTTCCTCGAACCAAAACGGCCGAACTCAAACCGCCACAGCCCATTATCCTGCCGGACCAGCAGTCGTTTGCCACACTTCTCACAGTTCGCCTCGTACATAAATTGCCTATATTGTAGCGAATTTTAAACGAATCGGGATCAACCGATAAAGGGTGTTGTCGTCGGCTTCCTCTTCGTCCGAGGGCTCTCCCAAAGTTACCACCATCCTGGAGCACTCCACATTTGTTAAGTCCAACAAAGGGATAGCCCGAATACCATTCCCCGCTGGGTCAGTATTGACCAAATAGGCCATGAGCTTGTCCCTAGTCTGGGCCAGGAGATTGCCGGACGAGGCCGTAGCCGAACCCCGGGAAAAGACGTAGGCCCCGACCTTCACCACGCTCAGGCCGCCAACAGGGTACGCTCCGCCAAAGAAAAACTTGACCCAGGTATCGTGCTCGATGCCAGAAACACTGGCCTTGGGGGTCATGTAAATATGCGCGAAGTACACCGGCACCCCATCTACAGCCTTTAAGCCACTGTAGAAGTACTTCTTGATGGAGTACTGGATACACTCTTCACTTAAGGTCGGATGCAGCGACATTAGGCAGCAGCTCCTTTAAGGTATCAGCAAGTTCGGGGTAAAAGCGCCCGTGCAGGTAGTCATTGGCCGCGACGTGGGCGGGGTTGTCCCCGTCCATGTTGAAGGTCATGTTGTCCATGATGATTTTGAGGTGCTTCAGATCGTCAAGGGAATACGCCACGATTATTCTGAACCCGACAGGAAGGACTTCCAATACTTGCATGTAATGCCTCTTAATCGTAGATGTACTCTCTTGGGATCCTACCACCAAAAGCTATCTCAACGATCTCTGCTATTTTATCAGAGTTGTAACCACTGCTGGCTAGCTCTTGAAAAAGAATAGGTTTCAATTGGGATTTCTGTGTCGGCGTAAGCGGTGCTGCCCTAGCTGTTTTGTAGACGAGATCGGCTGCTACCCTGGACACGGTCTTGGCTAAGTTGTCCAAGCGATCAGCCTGACGGTTGATGTTGGCCAGAACATCTATCGCACTATTACCACTGGACGAGTCATCTTCATCATCCCTTGGTATAATGATATCGTCCGCCAGATCCTCTTTCCCACCACGATCACGTTTCATCCAGACGATTTCTCGCATAAGCCGCTGAAAGGCTATACGCCAAGCATCCGATTGGGTTGCTATCCATCCAAGCATCGAGCCCGTAATTATCGGCCGGCCAGGGATTTTACCAGTTACACCCCCACTGCCATATTCATGGACATAGACATAATCTGATACCTTCACCCCCGGCACACCAGGAGCTGCTGAAGGGCCTACATAGTCTCCATTAACCGTGATCACGGTTTTGCCTCCCGCGCTTGTTCGAATACCAAGCGAGGCCAGTGTAGCCCCTGTTAACCGCATCAACGGGGCACCTCTAAAATAGGAGACCTTGTGCTTCCAATGTGCATACCCCCAACCAGGCCCAGCCTTAGTCCCCTCGCCGTCACTAAGTGGATCCATTGGTGGGCCTTTGTATCTGGGGTTGTTGCCTCCTGCCAGTAAAGATTTTTTAATGTAATCCAGGGCATGGACAGCCATCGCTGGGGACAAGGTACCACCACCGCCGTATTTTCCGCTTGGAACAAAGTAGTACATAGCCCTACCCAGACCTTCAACTCCTCGTCCATATCTCGTGAGATTGCTGGTAAATCGGCCTATTGAATATCCCTGTTTTTTGCCCTCAAAGGTTTGCTCAAATAACATCAGGGCACCATCCATTGCGCGACCTAACCGCTTTTCTACAATCTTTTTCGTCATGCCCTGGTGTCCTCCGTCAAAAACACGGACCTGATGCCGATGAAATTGTTGTCCTCGATGTGGTCAACCTTGTACACCACACCTCCAACAGCAGAACGCCACTGCATACCCATGGCGATATCCGCAAAGTAGGAACTGATAAACAGTTGCAGACGTATCACTGACACATCCATGGACTCATTTGCGGCCGGCTTGGCCATTGAGCGGTACATCTGGTCCATGACCGCGCCATGGATCTCCACGCCTGGATAGAGCTGCACCCAGGCGGGCACCGGGTCGTATTTGTTGGCCTCGTTGGCTACGGCGTCTTGATCGTATTTCCAGAAGGCCCCTTTGGCGTTGACCACATAGCCGGAGGCGATGTACTCGACAACCTCGTTCTCGAACATCTGCGGAGCAATGGCTGTGAGAATGACCTCGGCTTGATGCGGATCACTCCCCCAGATCAAGGTGTCACCCACTACAGCTGCGGTCGGCGCCTGCAGATTCAAGTCAAAAAAGAAGGCCCGGATCATCGGGTTGGTGTGCTCGGTGTGGCTGTTGTCATCCAGGAACTCTCCGGTGACAAGAGTGCCGCCGGGTTTCCGGATGGTCATCTCGGATCCCACCTCCTGCAGTACCGCCCGAATTTCGTCAGCTATACTCATAGGTTACATCCTGGCCTATCTGGTCATAAACAAACCCGGCCGGATTGGCCATAAAGCCCTTGGCCAGCAGCTCACTTGTGGCATCATCCAAGGCGCTGATGTCCATCAGGGCAGGCTCTTCTTCCATGGCTTGGGCGAACTCCGCGTCCATGGCGCTGATTATCTTGAAGTAGTTGTCAAATTTTTGTTGTAATTTTATCTGCTTATATTGGAAACGCTCGGCCTGCAGCACCAGTGTAGTATATAGGGTGTGGCGCTTACAACGCTCTACCATCCAATAGGCTTTCCTCGAGACCAAAATAGGAAACACCCAACCAAGCTCTTCGCCGGCCTGGGTGATAACCGCCGCCTGTGCGTCCGCGGAAAGGGTCGACCACGCAGACCCCATCAGGGCCGCCAGCCTCGCTGTCAATTCTGTTGTGTCTGCAATAGCCATAGGCCCTCCAGTTATTCAGCAGGCTCGTGAGATGATGCGGCCGGAGCTACCTTCTCTGGTTCCGGGTCGACAGGTGGTGGGGCTGCCTTCTTAGGGCGCCGTGCTTCTTTAACAGGATGTGCTTGGCGAGGTTTCTCGAACCTGGTCAGGACCTCCTCCACATGCGGGGAGCCAGCCTCGTACTCCTGCTCCAACTGCGGCGGAATGTTGTCGCCCTCGTAGTCCCCCGGGGGGAGGGTGAGTGAGCTGCCAAAAGCCAGGGTTACTTTGGTGCGAAGAACTCTTTTTTCTTCCATAATATCCTCGATAGTTATCGACTAAATTAAAAAGCCCAACCCAGTGAAGGGCTGGGCCTTGATACAGGAACTTTTGCTGTTTATGCTTAGAACACAGTCAGTACGTAGGAACAATCCGGATGATAAACAACCGGCAGAGATTTGTTCTGGATACGGACGACAGTGCCTTCCGGGTCAAACTCGTCCTTGGTGTCCATGGTCACGCCGTAGTTGCCGCCGAGGCCAAAAGGCGCCAGGACGTTTTCCGCTATCTTCATACCATCGGCGTTGGTGTCAGACCACATAATAAACTTGTTGTCCTTGACGATCTTCTCCCGTACCCGCACAGACGACTTGCCCAGGGCGTAAGAGCCAACCAGAGCCACGGAGAGGGTGATAGTGCCAGCACTGGTGTCGACCGCAGAAACGACCTTATCCTCCCAGGTATTGGGTTTGGTGTCATCGTAAAAACGCACCTTGGCACCCACCGCCACATCCTCGGCATAGGTAACGTAGATAGCGGTGTCGCCGGCGGTGGCCGCGGCGGTAAGCACGATGTCAACCTCATGGAAGTCATCAAAGACCTGCAGAGGCCCGACACCGAGCAAGGTGCCGATTACCCCCGCCGGGTTCTTGAAGAGATCCCCATCACCAAAGGCCGACTTGGCCAACAGTGCCTGGATGGTGGAATCCAACATCAAGGTCTTCAACAGGGTGCTGTTCAAGGTACAGAACTTGGCCTTGATGCCGGCATCGTCCGCCAACACCTGGTTGCCGGTAAGCACGTCGTCCAGGATATTTCTGGTGGAGCCGCCGTTCCATTTGTAGTTGGTCGTGAGGGTAACAAGGTGAGTGGCCGGGATACCGTAGTTAACGGTGATCCTGGTGCCACCCTTCTCCAGATAGGAGAAGCCGCCATCAAGAACAGCTTTGGCGGTCATCCACTCACGGCGCCGGTCCATCCTGGCGCGGAGTTTCTGGATCAGCCTGGCAACCTGACGCTGCCCGGTCTCCTTGGTGCGATCGGTACCCACCGCCCGCAGGTTATTCAGCACAGACTCATCGAGGAACCCGGCCTCCTTCATATAGGCGACCTTGGCGGAGCCGTTGCCGATACCGTCACGGCCGACCTTGGGGGCGACCGCGCCCGGGGCGACGAACGGGGTCATGCCGGCAGAACCATATTCAACCTCCCACTCGATCGAGTCACTCTGTGCCCGGATTTCCGGGAACATATTGGTGAAGGTGAGAGTGGGTGCGGCCGGCAGCTTCTGGACCAGCTTATTGAGTGTAGTGAGTTGGAGTTCGGGAATTCCCGCAGAACCTTTCATATTCGTTTCCCCTTATTTCAGAATGGTGAATTTGCCTCGGGAAACGGCGCCGAGGGCGGTAATAGCCGCCGCATCCATGCCCACCAAAGCGTTGGTGTACAGTACTGCGTTTGACAAGACGATCGACACGTTGGCGCCAGCGGGGGCCGGGTAGTCAGAACTACCGGTATCTACCGCCTGATCGATTATACAGGTGGCCGCCGAGAACTTGCCGTTGGTCAAGGTCTTGTGGTAGACGTTGGCCAGCTTGGCCACGGTCGCGGTGATGTCGTTCGTCACCGTCACCTTGGTAAGCCCGGGGACCGCATCCACAACTATCGCGGTGATGGGGCCGCCGTCGGTATAGGTGTTGTCGCTATCGGAGGAGCAGATGGTCTGGCCCACTTTGAACTTCAGGGCCGCGGTGTTGGTCATGTACAAATCCGTGCCCGCTGTAACATCCGCAGCCAGGAATGACCGTCCGACATCCGTAAGAGCAATTGTGGTCGGGATGTAGGGCACGGCGTATTCCCCATAGGTGGCCATGACCGTGCCCGCCTTCAGGGGGCCAAAACCGCCCAGGATGGTCGCGGGCAGGATAAGTGCCTGCTCCCGGTAAGAGTAAAACAACGGCGCGATTCCGGGGGTCCGCCCGGATGCGTTGAACTGCGGAGTAGATCCGCCAAGTCCGTAAGGCTGATTCATATCAAATACCCTCCAAAGGATATAGTTAATCGATTACACGGCGGCTGCGGGAGAGACAAATGCCAGCAAGGCGTCGACCGTAGCGTCGACCTTGGTCAGGTCGTCGGTGTCTTCGTTGCCCTTGGCGCCAAGACCCTTAAGCACCGGCTCTTCTTCCGCCTTGGCTCCAAGTTCCTTGGCCCAATCACCAACTTCGGCGCTGATCGAGGCTTTGTAACCCTCGGCATCAAACACACCGTCCTTGGTAAAGGACTCGGAAGTGGCGCAAGTCCTGCGTACCTTATCTTCAAGCCGGCCGGGGATGCCCGAGGCCTTAAACACCTCGGAGAACACACCCTCAGCCTGGACCTGGTTGGCTTTTTCCAAGGCGATCGCCTTATCTTTCTCCAAGGCTTTCAATCGAGCGTCGTTGGCGGCATTGATCTCAGCTGCCTTATCGAGCTGGCTTTTCAACTGGCTGTTATCCTGCTCAAGGAGCACGATCTTGGTGGTTGCCGAGGTCAGGTTCGCAGACACCTCCGCGGCCCCCTCGGCCCGGATCGCTTCATACTCTCCGGGAAATTTATCCTTATATTCAGCTTTCTTCATCTGGTAATCTCCATACGATGAATATGATGTGGTCTCTTCCTTTTCCAATCGATCAAGGAGAGCCTCTAGGGTATCGACGCGATCCACCATGCCTGCCGCTACCGCGGCCTCACCGGTGATCATGCCTCCTTGGCCAAAACGCTCCAGTACCGTCTCAAGACTGACTTTTCGACCTGCGGCTACTTCCTTGGCAAACACCTCGGCGATACTGTTAACCATGGAAAGTATTTCGGTTTCGCCCTCTTTTGATTCAGGGTCCAACCTTTTCTTGGGACTGATGGAGCTTACAAACTGCAGTTCTTTCGGGTACTCTTCCGCACCCGCCTTCCGATACTTCGTCATCGACATCACCACCCCGAGGCTGCCGACGGCGGACGTCGGGGAGATGCTGATCTGAGTCATCTGCGAGAGAATCCAGTACATGGCGGAGGCACCCATGCCAGAGACGTGTCCGTAAGTAGGTTTGGTCAGCTGACGAAGCACCGCCCCAAACTCATCCACCCCGGTCACCACCCCGCCGGGGGAGTCCGACGGGAACACGATGTGCTTGACATCCGGGTCCATCTCCGCGGCCAGGACATCTGCCGTCACCAACTCCAAGGAAGTGGCGCCACAGTACTTGGTCATCAGGTTTGCGCGGGGGAATATTGGCCCTCGGACAGGAATCACCGCCACCGGGCCCCGGCGATACACGCCGCGGTGCAACCGGTAATTGGCGTCCTCGTCCGAGTCCTCGTCTTTCTGGAGGATTCCTTTAAAAGCCAAGGAGTTAGCCAAAGCTCCATCGGTTTGATGGGCTCGGAAAATTGCATACATTTCCTGCAGCCACGACTCCTGAATGGCCCAGGGGCTGTCCAGGAGTACGGCGGCTATTCGGGTAAGAGATCTCGGCATATGGCTAAGTCCTTATATTTAATGAGTTAGGCGAACCATATAGGGCCAAACTCTCTTTGTCAAGAATTATCCATATCTTCTTGTTCTTCAGGAACTTTCTTTTGTCGTGGTGCTGCCCCTGGCTCGGCCACCTTTTCCGCCAACTGCTCGGCCTCAAGCTCGGTTATCAATTTGGGGTACAGTTTCTCTTCCGTCGCCAGTTTCAGCCTGCTCTTGTGGAGATTTTGGAAGCCGATCCGCCGGGCTATATCCTCGCTGGCGATCCCCAAGGTCTGGTTCACCGCCCCGTGCTTGACCCCGAGCAATGCCTTGACCTTGGACTCAAGGTCGCCTATTTCAGACAGCGGCCAGTTAATCGCTATCGTCTCATGAGCCTCGACCGGTACCTTCTTAAACTTGGCCACCCCGTTTTCAAATTTGTAGGCCTTATTTTCCGATACGGTCCAGGGCATATGTCCTGTTTTTGAGTGCAGGAACAAAGCTCCACGCCAAAAGGTGTAGGTCATAAACCGCTCCAGGTCCGCGACCTGGTCCGCGACCCTGTCCGCGATCGGGCCCCGGCTCATCTTTACCCCGCCGTAGGTCTGACCGGAGCTGCTGCCGGTCATCATATCCTCGGAGGTGTTGAGGCCGGCCGAGACCATGCGCAGGATGTCGTCGTCCTGGTTGGTAATCGAGGACAACTTCGGGTTATTGCAGGTCAGCTTAAACCCGGGGGGTAAAAACACCGTCATCCCCGGGGTCTTAGGCTGCATAAGCCCTGTCTTCTTTCGCTCTTCATCAGACATCCCCAGCCACAGCCGGAAGGCCGCCCGGTCCACAACCTCGATCGACCACAGATAAGCGCCGGAGGATTTCTTATGATCCAGCTCCCACTTCTTGATGTTGTCGTAGTGCTCGAGCCACTCCAGGGTTACCTTTAACCTGCCGACGTTTCGCGAGGTCACCAAGCCCTGGTCAAACTGGACCATGAACTGGGTGTAGCCGCCTAACGGTTTAAATTTTGGGGAAGAATCCTTGCCCGCAATGTCACTCTCAACCACGGAGGGCCACTCCGGATGCGCCCGCAGAGTCTTCCACAATTCCGGATAATAGGCCAGGTTGATCGAAGGGATAAACCGGGCTCGGGTTATGCTGTTGGTCGTGGTTTCTACCCTATAAAGGAGCGGAAACATTGGTTTATTCTCCGGTGTGAGAATGCCTGAGCCGTTTTGAAAGCCGCTGATAGCTGTAGGGCTGATGAAGTCAACCTCGACAAAGCCGTCTTTGTGAATGGTAAACACCAGAAAAAGCTCCCCCTGGATCACCGCCCGGGCGACGTATTTGGAGAAGTGCTGGACCAGGAGGTTACGTGGATCCGTCCAGACTTTTCTCATAAACTCATCAGCCTTTGTGTAGGTACTGCCCTGGTCAAAACCGAGCCCGGTCAACCTCCCGGTCGTATCCATCACCGTGGTGAACACGAACGGGTTTCGGTTGAACTTTTCCCAGCAGGCCCGCTGCAGCTGCTGGAAGCCGGCGTAGGCAAAGTCATCCCCCACCATCTTCAGCTTGAAGCCGTCCACGTCCACGCCGTTGTTGTAGCCCGCGGCGCTGCCGGCAGGGTTGCCTTGCCAGGGGGCCATAGCCCCGACCTTGCCGATCAGCACGTCCAGGTTGGCGTCACTTAAACCATCCAGGCTGGCTACCAATTCATCAAAGTGCTGCAAAGAGTCTTCACTCATTTATATCTCCCTACTAAGTCATGGTTGTGGACGGAAGCGCCCATGAAGATGTTGCCGTTATGCGCGCCAAAGTCGTCTGGTGTGATTTCCCTAAGGCCGTAGATCCCCCAGCAGATGGCGAACATCACATCGTCCTGCACCCCTTTGGCGTTACTTTTGGTCAGGCTGCCGTACCATTTTTTATGTACGTCGTGCCTAAACGCCTGCATCTCCTCTTTGAGCACGTCGTCGGTCTCCTTGCCGCGAATGACTGTGTCGGGGATCTTGAACAACCCGGACTGCACCAACCGATAAAACTCATTAAAACCGGAACGCTGTTTGTCGTAGGTCGGAGAGATAAGCTCGATCTTGATGTCATTTTCCTCACAGTACTTCCGCAGCGCCCCCGCCCCCCAACGCTCAGAGCAGAACGTCTGTACTATCCCGAATTCATAGGCAAAATCCTCCAACTTCTCCTGGATTTCTCCTGCCTCGTTGCTCTGGATATGGACCAGGTGGATGAGAAAATAAATGTATCTGGCGTTATCTTTTAGTGTGAGGTGAAGGTCCGGCTGGGACCGCGACCCCGGCAGCCCCTTGGCAATAAAGGTGAGAAAGGATTGGGCGCCTTTGTTGATTTCATCCTTTAACGGGTCCGCGATATCGGCGCCGGTGCCGATCGCCCAGTTGGTGTCGTAGAGATCACCAAGGTATTGCAAATCATGCATCGATATACAGACAGGGTGAAAGTCTTCTTCCAGAGAGTAAGGCAGCGGTATCATTTCCGCCTTCAGCTCCTCAATCCTCGAGCGGTTATCCCTGAGGTCGTCCGATTCCTGCTCCTCTTCCAGCTTAGCAATCATCTGGCAATTCTTCAGCACGTTCGACTGCATACCCAAGGTGCCGTTATACCCGATATACTTGGCAGAGAGGATCAGAGCCGGGCGGAATACCGAGGTGTCCACCAGCGTCCAGGTATTCTTGAAGTAACGGGCGAATTCCGGCGGGGTGAACTTGGTACGAAAGGAATCCAACTGAGCCTGGGTGTTGCAGGGGTGGAGGTAGTCTTTTTCCAGGGCCTGATTAGAGAAACGGTAACAGAACAGGATTCCCGGATCGGTGTTCTTTACCAGCGGCGAGGCCTCATAGAGATTATGTAGGACGTGGCCTTTCTCCGAGACCGTACTGTCGATGTAGCCCTGGCTGTTGGGGATATTCCGGCGCGAGGAATCCAACTGGTAAAAGAACTTTGGATTCGTTAGGTCAAAAAGCTCTGAAAAGGCATAACTAGTTATATTACTATATATTCCTGTGAACGCGGACACTGCTATAATCTTTGAAACAGCTTCACCCTTAGAATTTTTTAATCTTATTTCTTTTTCTAAAATATTTTCAGCACCAAGAATAGCAATGAGTTTTGGAGAATTTCTAATTAGTTTAACAAGAATATCATATAGTGCAAACTTGGATTGGTCTTTGCTGTTGGCGCCAAGAATGATGGTTTGGGCGGGGAGACAGAAAAATCGCCAAAGTATTAATAGACATGTTTGATATGATTTACCTTCACCCCGCGGTTGAACGTTGCACACCGTGTGATATTTGAGCAGCCCGTACTCGTCCCGAGAGGTTGCCGGACGAATAAAGTTTTCTTTTTGCCACTTCCACATTCCGTGGTACGTCCGTCCGGTAATTGGGTGGGGGGTAATCATGTTAGCTAAATCCCCTATCGGGACCCAGCGTTCAATGTTTAAGGCAAAATCCAATATATTAGTGTGAACATGCTCTTCGATCCAAGTCTCGGCCCCAAGTGGGTCTGTTTGGTAGAAACGCATTCTGGCGCGAATATGGTATAGTTTTTCAGCATCCGTCATTTCCTGAAAACTTGTTTTTTCTACCATATCCACTCCAATTTTGGTGAGATTGTTTCAATTCTTATAAACTTTTTGTTTTAAAAAGAAAAGCCCTAGTATTCCAGTGTCAGGAATACTAGGGCTTAAGGATACCTCAGAAGGAAGAGTGTAGTTTCATATCGTGCAAGCCCACTACTCCTCAATGAAAGCCATCGGCTCTGTGCCGAAGGTGAATGCTGCTTGTTGCCAAGTTCTTGGAGTGCTACAAGCCGGGCATGAGCCGCCGCAGTCTACGCCGGTTTCGTCGCCGTTTTGGGCCAGGTCTGAGCAGGTAGGATCTGGTGCAGGAAGGGCCGGATCGTACTCAAGCGCACCTACATCGAAAGCGTCAGCTCCCCTATACGCCCCATAAAAATCATACTCAGCAGCGGCCCAAACAACCCCGAAACCAATCGCGCCACTGCTAGATTGCAATGTAAAGTCTCCATTATCTGGGTCAGTGAGTAATGGATCGGCGGTCATATACCCAGAGTCCCATGCGGGCGGGGATGCAGGTGCGCCATTGCCTCCGTTATACCACACGTTGTTTGACGATGTGGGGTTTTTGTTGGTTATCACTGGCTCGTAACGAGCGTCTAATGTATCAATAACAATATTATTCTCATAGTTCCAGGTTCCAGGATACCGCCACATCGTGGTATACCCTGAGCCATAAACGCCGACTGTTTCCATGTTATACGGAGTTGCGATAAATGTATTGTTGTACGCGTTTACATGGCCATCAAAACCAGCCCCATATATTTGCAGACCAGCAGTGGTGTATCCAGGCTGGGTGTGAGGAGGACTGCCAGGGGCATGAACGATATTGTTGTAAACATTGACTGTTGTTGATAGACACGGGGACACCTGATATGTGAACAAACTGCCTATGGTTATCGCGCCGCCAGCCTGATTGCGGACAAGATTATTTGCGATATTTATATCAGTAACGATATCGCCGCACAATCCCTCATCATATATATGCAGTCCATTTCTCGCGTCATTGTCTTCAAGACGATTCCAGGATATATCAAAGCCTGGAATATTCCCGCTTTTGTAATTGGTGGAGTTAATCCAAGCAGACGGTGTTGTTGAGACGGTGGATAGTTCCCAATATGTTTCCCACGATGCGCCGGTAACTGGTGTAGTTTCACTGCTAGAAACATGATCGACCTTGCAAGCATATTTCAAATCATCAGAACCTGTTATGACAGATTTTGACCTGTTTGAAATGTAAAAAACGTGGTGTTTTGTGGTTGTCGAAGGACAACCGAAGTCGTGAATATAGTTGCCATATGATTTAGTATCCCCACCTTTGCCGAACGGGGCTGTAATAGCCCCCCCCTCGCCGTTGGCGCAGGTGGTGTCGGTGATCTCATTACCTATTACCCGCCAGCCGGTTCCGACAGACACCCCGCTAACTTCCGTTATCACTCTCGCCTTTGATACTACCCAATATGATGAGTCATAGGGGTAGTAATTTACAATCCCGCTGGTAGTCGATAGGGTTGATGTAACCTCATACAGATAGCCAGGATAGGAGATAATTGCAAAATGGTTATCAGAGGTTCCAGCTTTCCCCCTGATTGCCTCCTGTGCAGCAAGATCGCTCCCCAAGCTGTAGACAATATCCCCCGCAATTACCCCGGCTTTTGCTGATACACCAGGAGGGGAGCTGTAATATCCCATAGATTTCCATGGAGCCGCAAAACTACCATCTCCGGTGGTGTTGTCACCATCATCTGAGATATAGTAAATAGCTCCAGATCGCACAGTGAATGGGAGAGAATTTGACTCAACCGAATCAACCTCAACCGTTATTGTCCCGGCCCCTATGGCGGAATCGGGAATTGAAAATGCTATTTCCTGCATTCTGTGGGAGCTGTAGAGGTTTGAAGGTCCACCGGGGATTAAACCATCAGCGTTTTTCCAATAATACACATGGGCAGCCTCTCGTTTTTGCGCCGCTGAATCAGTAAAATAAACCTTCGATGCGCCCTGAGCACTCCCAAGCCTATTACCCCATAATGTAACTATTGCCCCGCTGCCTACCCCATCACCGACCCCAATATCTGGTCCAGATATCAGGTCAGAAAAATTCAGGTGTGGGGCGGCAATGGCGAGGCTCGACCATAACAAGACAGTTATAAATATTAAACTATTCATAGTTCACCTGTACCGATACTTCGGAAATTCGAGCGTCTTTCCCAACAACTGAGTACGACCGAGCGCCTGCCTCGAATGCGTCAATAATCGCGCATGTCCATGTCGTTGCCGGGTTATCGGTCCAGCCGCTCGGGGTGGTTGCCAACGTTACCGTGTAGTCTGTTGGAGTTGTATTGAGAGTGATATCCGCCGCAGCCCCAGCGGTATTGAGATAAGCACTTGTGCCACCTACAGCTTTCTCAAGCAAAGCAATTCTAACCGTTCCACCTGTAGTTGTTGACCATGCGCGGATAGTGGTTGCGACCGATGTAATGGCTTTCCCAGCACAATCGGCAGTATTTGCCAGTGTTGGAGTATCAACCTCGAAGTTCGCGGAGGTGGAAATATACGTCGAATCACTAGTATCAACTAACTGTGACCATCCATTGGCCCCTGTGCTATCCCATTGATGCACATGATCTGCCGTAGGAAATAGCGTCTCACTGGACGCCGATGGGGTGGGATTATTCCATCCAGTAAAAGTGACTGCGTAATAATCCCATTGATTGGTGGCCTCGCAAATGTAATGATTAGTGCCATTAAATGACCACTCCCCAACCGTGCAGGGATCATCGGAATAAGTTGGTGTCGCTACATAGCCGCCAACTCCGCCTGATCCATTCGCCGCCGCCGTAACCCGCCCCTGCTGATCAACCGTGATATTGGCATTGGTGTAGGCTGCCGGGGTTACTGCGGTGTCGTCAATGTTCAGCGTGCTGGTTCCACTGTCAAAGGTGAGGCCGGTCCCTGCGGTAATCTCTACTGTGTCAGCAAGAACATAGGATTTAATCCCGGTTAACGGTATCCAGTGATCAGCAGTTGTTTCACCAGTGGTTTTCTGGATAGGCACAAATTCTGTACCGGCAGGTGTCGTTAGTTCGGTTATCCCACTCTTATTCTTCCAACTAGCTCCATAAGATGGCCCAGCCAGTATTAATAAAATAAAAATTACTGCTATCTTATTCATGATCCACTCTCCATATTTGATCCATCTGACCATTGCATATTTGATCCATCTGACCATTGCCAACCCTCAATAAGAATCTCTCCAAAATACCGATACGGTCTCTGCATATCTGAGCCTTCTTCATAAACAGCGTAGCCTTTTGTCGAGTTTCCGACCAACTCCCAACCGTTATTCAGGATGGCGCTGGCTTCGATGTTGATGATCCGCTGCTCGTCACTGTACGGTTCGTCAAACTCATCAAAGAGCAACGCCCATATTTCTGTCCTGACGTTTGGCTTATCGCTGATTGATAAGCCGATACTATCGGGCAAGAGCAACCCCGTCGCTGGGTCCTTCTTGATGAGCATCTGTAGTCCAGTCCTCGGGATTGACAATGCACCTGGTGATGGGCCGTTTACATATGGCCAACTGGTCATCTGAGTACCCTCCAATTTACTGTCATTGCTGCGGGGGTTACAGCTGCTCCGGTACGATTACAGACCAGGATGTTGATGTTGTCAGCAGTTGGGAAAGCTCTGATGGATAACTCGTCTGTGGTTGGGTCATAACCTGTCTTGCCGATCGGGGTTTCGTTGTAGCCAATATCCACAACGTCGGTTGTGAGGACTCCCGGGGCTTCGACCGTGATCAAGGCAGCGCAGGCGCTGTCTGCAATTTCTTCTGTAGTAAGGGCCTGAACTCCACTTGCTATTGTTTTGGCTCTTGCTTCCCATACCGGGGCGCCAGTACTTCCTTGGGAGATAAGGGCGAGGCCGGCAGCGCCTATTGGGAGTTCTTTTATGCCTTCTTCTGCGCCATCAGTATAAAAAAGTTTCCAGGTGCCGGGGACTGTTAATCCTTGGATACCAATGGAAGATTCCTCCATAAGGTAGACACCGGGAACACCAACAGTACGGGTTTTTTCCAAAGCCATAAGGGTATCTCCTTATTAAGGTGGGTCTTTTAAAATTTAGGCTTTTAGTATTGACATATTATTTTTAAAAGTCAAAGCAAATCCGCGTACAAACGACAAAACCCCATACGGGGTGGCCGTATGGGGCTTCAAGGTGGTGGGACAAAAAGTAATGCAAGCGTGTCCGGGAGGAGCGGCCCTGACAAATTATTTGTACAACATTGGCGTGGACCTGTCAAATTTAATTTGGTCAGGGGCTGGGCCTCTACAATTAATTCGGGTCTACCCGGGCTTCTACAATTAATTTGGCCCTACCCGGGCTTCTACACTGCCCTGGCCGTCGTAGCACAGCATCTCATAGTAGCCGTTGCCGTTGAGCAGTTCGCCCATTGCCGACTTCAACGGCTTGTCCGCGGTCTCTTCCTTATATGCCCTCATCGTCTCGGTCAATACGTTGTTGATGGCTGAGATGCATTGTCGCATTTCTCGAAAGATCGGGTTTATCCCTTTTCCGTGGAACAGCTTCCGATGCTGCGTCTCGCCCATCTTTAATAGCAGTAATTGTTCAAAAAGTGGTCGGAGCAGAAGGTCCAACCTGAGCCTAGTTTCCGGCGCGTCGTCGAGCTTTTTAAAGGTGTCGCTGACGGTACGATCGAGTTGGAATAAAAATTGTTCCTTGATGTGACAGGGCGCCCCAGGCATAGGCCCATTGGGGCACTCTTCTGCTATCGGACACTGTTCCGGATCACACTCAATGTGTTTTGTCAACATATTCATGGAGGTAGTATAAAGTACTTTTTCTAATTTGGGAAGTGATTATCAAAAAAGAGTTTTTCAAAAAATTGGGTTGGAATTTTTTGATTATCAAAAAATAGTTTTTCAAAAAATTGGGTCGGAGTATGTGGTGGGGGTTAGTGAGGGCCGAGGTTCTCACCACAGATTTTTTGCCCATAGGGGCCATAGGTCACTGACCTATTTTCAACTACCACAAAGGAGTAGCCGACATGATAACCGTTATCGTTCTCACCGTTCTTGTTGAAGGCTTGCTCTATTCCTTTGGACAGGCACGCCGTGTGTTCTAAGCCAGGCCAGGAATAATAGTTCACTGACCTATTTAATCAAACACTTTTAAGGAGATCATGACCATGACACTTACCACCCTTCCTACCACTACAGCAATAACCGTTACTGAATCAAGCAAGATCTATTTGACAAGCGGCAACATTAAACCTGTTGTTATGGGCGAGACCAACTACCAAGGCGAGACCACGGAGTCTGACAACAAGGCAACTGCTATGGAAGTTTGCGGCTACGCTATCGGTTTTCACCCTGCCTCACTTATGCCGGAAACAATTAGCTTTCTCCAGGATTATAATAATGGTGAAGCCGCAATCGACAAGGTTGAAGCCCGCAATGTTGTCAATTTCCAGCGTATTGGCAATTTGTCAACAATTTGTGGCCAGTTTACCGTAGTCCTTGCTACATCTACTTTTCGTGATCCACAAGTAAAGCAGAATCTCAAAGTGTCTTTGCGACGATTTTTCGCAAAGACTTTTCCCGGTCGTGCTTTGGAAATTAAAGGTAATACAGTGGCATATGTAGTACTCAAGTCTGGCCAAGCGGTTAACATCAAGGGTAAGGTCGTTAAAGCTCCAACCGAGGATGAAAAGCGCCTGGCAAAAGAGAAGGCCGACAAGAAAGCAGCCCTGCTTTTGGAAGCGGAACAGACATCGCTCCGCCTTGCCGCTGAGGAATCAGCACGCAAACAAGCTGAGGCTCTTGCCGCTGAGTTGGTCAAGAAACAGAACAGCCACGATGATGAGAAAGCCACTATCCTGTCGAAAAGTAAAGCTACTGTTGACATTCTCTCTCAACAAGTCGCTGACCTGACTCGGCAGCTTGAATACGCTCGCCATGAAACAGCGGCAACCATCCGCGAGTATGAGTCTTTGAAGTCCATGATCCTTGGCAAGACCACTATCCAGGCGCTGCGCGCTAAGGTATCCGGCAGGGCCATGGATACCAGCAAGCCGGAAATGACGGCCGCTGAAGTGGTTATCGCCGTCCGCAAGGCAGCCTAACCAAACACAAGAATACATAATAACACAAGCGAGCCCCTGACAGCTTTGTCAGGGGCTCGCTGTTATTTATACTTTTTTGTCGCTGTCCCGGTCGCTGTCCCGGTCGCTGTCCCGGTCGCTGTCCCGGTCGCTGTCCCGGTCGCTGTCCCGGTCGCTGTCCCGGTCGCTGTCCCGGTC